TTTTTCATTTGATTTTTGCTTTTAATTTAAATTTACCAACAAGACCTTTGTTAGCAGCTGAGGTCTTTACAGCTGTAGCCTTAATTACATCTTTTGATGTCTTTGTTAGGGCCTTAGGATTTGTATGCTTTGCAGATTTCATGCCACTAATATATGGGTTTTTTTTATCTTTCTTTTTGTTCGCAGAATGCGTGTGCGTTACATACGAACTTGTTTTTATTTCTGGATTATTGTCTGGTGTGTGATAAGTAGGATTGTCCTTACTCTTACCGAATAGCTCTGCAAATTTTCTTACCGTAGCCGTTTGGCTGGTATACTTTCTTAACCCACCCTTGTTGTGGTGAGCTGGCAATGTACTCTTCTTTTTAGTTGGCCCCATGATGCAAAAATAATAATAATATTAACAACTCCACAAAACTTTTCTACTCCAATAATTTGCGGATAATTTTCCATCGCCACCCTTAATTCCTCCACTCCTAGCACAGTAACTCTTCTTCCTATCCTTGCTATGATGCTGAGTAAAGTCCTGCATGCTGCTGTCTCCAAAGTGAACTAAACGTACCTTGTCACCTTCCTTAGCTAACACCATTTTTTTCTTGCCAGGCTTGTCAGACTTGACAGGCTTGTTGTATCCTGGGAATGTTTTGCCTCTGTATTTAATAGCCATAATTTAGTATATTTGCAAATACAAATGTAATAAAAAAAATATGGGAACAGCAAGAAATATGTTTCCCTCAAAAGATAAGAGGGATCTAAGACAGCCAATACTCGTAGAGGATCTAATCCAATACGATGACCTTAACGGCACAGGTGGCGGTGGGGGATCTGGTGTGACTCAGATAATAGCAGGTACAAACGTAACGATTAGTTCAACTGGCCCTTCTGGAACAGGCAACGTAACAATCAACGCTAGCGGTGGATCTGGTACAGTTACAGGTGTTACAGCTACAGGGCCAATCACATCGTCAGGTGGAAATGCTCCTGTGATATCTACATCTATTAATACAAATAAATTAGTAGGTAGATCAACTCCTGGTGCTGGAGTTATGGAGGAGGTTTCTTTAGCAAGTGGGATATCAGTTAGTGGAGGGACGTTAGTTGTTGAAAAAACATTGCAGCAAATACTTGACTATAATCATAACCTAACAAACGGTGTAGTTAAAATTGGAACTGGTGCTGGAGAGAGTGTAAATGCTGATGACTCTATTTCTATAGGAGAAGATGCATTACGCAATAACAATGGTGGTAACAATATTGCTATTGGTAAAAGTGCAGGAAGGCAAACAACGCTAACAGCATTATGTGCAAATAATATTTTAATTGGTGCTTTTGCTGGAGATGACCTAAAACCAGGAGCCAACTTAAATATTGCCATCGGTAAAAATGCTTTAAATGGATCAGATCCAAGCAGCAACATTGGAATTGGTGATAATGCTGGAAAAGATGATGCATCAGGTGCTGGGAATAATGTTTTTATAGGTACAGACAGTGGCTACGACCGTACTGCATCAGGTTTTAATACAGGTGATGAAGTAGTTGGAGTTGGTAAACTTACACTAGGCGGAAACACTGGAAACTATGCTGTAGCTGTTGGCACTGGTGCAGGATATTTAAACACTGGAAGTCATCTTGTTGCTGTAGGGGATGGTGCTGGCGGAAGTAATGAAGGTAACAACGTAATTGCATTAGGATCTAACGCTGGTAACGGTAATGTTAACGGTGGTCAATTTATAGTTGCATCTAGCCATATCGCTATCTTTTCTAACTCTATAGATGCAGCATTTTTTTTTGGTAGTGCTACATTATCTACAGGCAACCTATATCTATGGTACGATCAATCAACAGGAGCAATTAATGCATATGAAGCGTAATATTAACAAGTTTTTTTACGAGTTCTCTTAGGCTTGTGGGCTGGTGTGTTATACAAAATCCAGCTCACAGCCTCTAAAAAATAATTGTTAAACTCATTCTCATTGCTAGGTGTAAATCCTAACACCCTTAACTCCGACATAGTATAATACTTTGTGGTAGTCTTTATTATACTGAACTCACCCTTACCATAATCGGATACCCTAAGATCTTCGTCTTTGTCCCAGTCCCTTCTCAGGTAGCTGCTCGACTTATCGTCAACGCTCTTTAGGTATACCACACCGCTATATTTTTCCTTGTCTTTGTTCATCTCTGAATATCCGATTATAGTTATCTTCATACAAATTTAATCTATTTAATTTTTAACGACTCCTCCATTCTTTTAATTCTTTCTTTATTTTGAGTGTCTTTTATTATCAGGTATCTCTCGTAAGCGTCAAACGATGTCTTTCTCTCTGAACTTTCCTCCAACTCAAGACCTACATAGCTAATCCCTGAATGCATGTATCGCAAGAATCGCTGCGGTCTAGTCTCGTGTCTCTCCAACCCTGCATAGCTAAGATACTCATTATACAAGCTAGCAAACAAGATCTTTCCTACATACTTAGGCCCATCAATATAAATCTCATCCTTCGTTCCAAACATACTAAAGAACCAACTCACAAAGTCACTCGATGTCTCATCCCTAAACTTTCGCAGCTCAATATTTATGCCACTAAACTGAGGAATGCCCTTAATCAAATATAATCTGATTGCTCTTGACATGATGCCATAAAAAATATTCCACTGATTAGGACTCCATCCATCAAAGAAGTGATGGCCGAACTCTAGGTAAGGAGTCTTCTTGGCACTGTAGTAATCTGCTAATTCAAACTCAATCCTTCTTCTATCGTGGCTGCTTCCCCTTCCGCCAATACTATAATTTGTACTGATAATGATCTTCGGGCTCTTGTCATACGGAATGAACTCCTCTGCCTTGAACTTCTTGTTCACTGGGATACCCTCTGTCAGCAACGTAAACATCGCCTCAAAGTCAAATCCCTTCTCCACATCGCTCAAGTGCAACAGCTCTGTGTTGAACTCAATCCTGCTGAAACGAAACTCGCTCTGATTTTTCTTGTTCGCAATCTTACCATCCTCGTACATAGTGGTTCTGATATAGCTCATACCCTTTACCAGCAATCCCTTTCCTGTTCCACCCTCGCTTCTGTCGCTAACCTTTGAGTCGCATAACACTACTGCCGCTGGCGTGCTAGGATCCTTGTAGGTAGACATGCAGTAACCTACCATCTGTAGCAATTGCTCGTATCTGTTCAAGTCTCTTCCTGCTACGTTGTACATAAACCTGCTGTACGGATGTGAGTCCATAGCCGATTCCATTGGCGTATCGTATTCGAAATCCTTAATATTATCACGATAGATGTATCTGTAAAACTTGTGGTACTTAACTACCTTCTCGCCTTCCTTGCTGATCACCAAGACACCATTCTTAAATGCAATGTAGCTTTCCTCTTGGTTATCTCTCATCAGCAAATTATTGTCAAACAATGGAACCGTACTCAACTTTAAGTCGCTTAGATAGATATCTATACCCTTGAAGAACGTCTCCATCAGCTCATCTCTAGTAATGTAGTCAAACTTCTCAGGCAATCCCTTGATGAACTCGATGATAAAGTTCCCAATATCCTTCTTAGTTACTCTGTCGATAATAACGCCATCTAGCATCAGCCATTCGTAGTTGCCGCCAACCTTCTGAGATCTTAGTCCCTTCGCAGCTAACCACTCGCATAACTTGAACTGCTTTACAATAATGTTCTTTGTAATAACCTCTTTCTTCTCGGTAACCTTTACCTCCCACCATATCTCCAGCGTGTCCCCCTTCACCATGCTCATCTGTCTCTCCAACGCTCGCTCTACGTTACTCTTCTGAATGTTGTCCTTTGGGGCAACTTCGCTAGTATTGCTGGCCCTTACTCCGTAGCCCATAGCCTCCAGATCCAGCACAGCATTCTTAACGATACCGTTATGCTTTAAATACATGAACACCTCAAAAGGACTAAGAGGCTTGTTTAACGGCAGACTTGTGCTTGACGTAAAACAATACACCTTTCCAGGAACGTGATTGTAGGTAGCACTCACATCCTTGTCTGTGCTACCTGGCCTCTTCAGATACACAACCAATCTTCCATCGTCAGGGCTTGGAATATGTCTAACATACTTCCAACCCATCTCCTGCATGAAGCTAACAACGTCACCCTTCTGATTGTAGTCATCCCAAGGCTTTACCAGATACTTGTTGCCCTTGTCGATGCTCTTTGGAACCTTGTATTCATCTGCGTTAGGATTCTTCTCGGCCTCCTCAATAGTTACCTTTTTGGGAACTTTATCAAATGACTTGCATATCTCCATCAACAGCTCAGACTCCTGATCTGTGATGTCCATGATCTCAGCGTAGTTTCCCTTGGTAAAGCTATAACCAGGACTAGGCCACCCTAAAAAGTATCCCCCCTCCCCTCTAGTCTCGATCAATACCAACGGCTGGTTCACCCCCTTCAGCTCAGGATCTGCATCAAGCTCCTCCTGCGTTCTTAGCCTTTGGGCTAGCTTCATGTTTCTTCTCTCAACCTTTGTTCGGTACATGATATGGTAACCACCCGATGGAGTTCTTGCAATCACTAGCTTGTTGTACAAGTCAATGCTTGCATCCATGATCGTGTCTAGCACCATCTCCATCAGGTTTCCATCTAGATCGTACTTGCAGTCTACATCGATACACTCTAGTCCACCGCTTCTTTTTCCTGCAACCAATGCCAGTCCTAATACTTCCTTCTCCTCGAAGTTATGCCAGTAGCTGTCGTTGATGGTGTGAAGGTTTACATCCTTCCACTTGATTGTTGATCGTTTGTTCGATTTAGTCGGAACCGTTAGGATCCCTATGTTTGCCATCCGCCTTGCTACTGCCGACAGACTGTATTTAGTTTCGCTTTGCTGCATATTAGTTGTTAAAATAGTCTTTATACTTTTTGTTTAAATCCTTTACCCACTCCTTCTTAATCTCAACCCTTGCGTGCCCTGACTTCGAACGCCTCAAAGCGTTCACGTTTTTCACGTTTTTAAGGTTCTCATTAATCAGCTTGTCGATGATCTCTATCTGATGAACTCCTAACTCGTACCCTATCGACTTCGCCATCTCCTCTTCACCCAGGTCTAGAACAAAAAGACACCCCGATATTACCACGCATGGGATGTCTCCCTGCCTAATATGTCTCAGAATGCCTCTTCTCTTTATACTGTATTTCCTGGCAAATGTATCAATATCTGTCAACATTCCAATAAATGCCTGGCCTCTCAAGTCTAAATAGCTTGATACATCGGTAGTTATCTTTTCGTTGGATAATATCCGATCAATTAATCTTTTGTCCTTATTCATATCTTATATCTGTTTCAAAGTAAACGTGTGACTCTGGTTCGTTAATCCCATCCAGCTCGCTGAATAGGTTTCTGTCTAGCTCTACAAGGTAGAAGTAGTTCCCCTTGTGATTCTGAATCTTGATGATTCTTCCTGGGCCATCGTTGGTGATCACCCTTCGTGTAACCCTATACTTGGGCAGCTTAAAGTTTCCCTTCATGCTACCATGTTATTATGTTATATTGAAAACGAGTTCCCATCCTAAAGTCAATTTGACTTGTGCCTAAGTTGTGTGCCCATCCACTTTGAATTCCAACTGTAAAGTTTTTAAACCTATATTGCAAGTTACCTATAAACTGTACATTGTTTCTTTGTGTCTGAGTTACATAAGTATAACCAAGCTGAGGGCCAAAAGACCAGTGCTTTACTTTTTGGGCATGTACATTACTACAAATCAATAGTAAGAGTATTAATATTTTATTCATCATTCTTCCCCCATTTTACATGCTGCCATACCCTTTCGTGGATATAGTATTGCAACGGTTTATAAATAACTTCGGCCAGTGAAAACATGGCCCCAGTCTTTACGTTGTCAGATAACATCCAAACAACCACAAATCCTATAGCAGAACTAATCAGTCGGTATGTTACAGTCTTTGCCAATGATCTTTTTTTGGTGTTCATTTTTCTAATATGTTTTTAAATGATTCCAAGGAATAGTCAAAGCTCTCTCCATAAAGAACGGCTGCGAATGCCTTGCCCTTCTGTCCGTAGAAGAATAGCTCGTGTGGGTACTTCTTCTTGTAATGGTGGGTTACCTCATCGTTGTTCTCTGGGTTGAAGTACCTTTTCTTGGTGTAGCAATATCCGCCACCCCCCAAGCTGTGTCTGTACACATCGCCCAGGTGCGTGGTGTAAACACCATCCTTCAGTTCCTTAAACCTTACCCCATTTCCAATCGGGCTAAAGGTTTCGATGTTGGAATACTCAGGGCATGTCTTTAAGATCTTCCTAAGATCCCTGTTGGTAATGTTGCCGCTAATCCTTTTAAGTCGGCTCCTTGACTTGTTAATCGGTCTTTCGCCATAAGTCGAGTACAGATACCTAAGGAATCTGCTTACTGACATGTTAAGCTCACCGCTACGCTTTTTTAAGCTCAGGTACTCTTCCTGATCAAAAACTACTGTTGTTCTTACTTCCATCTGATAATCAATTAGTTGTGAATTTGGTTATTTTTTTTACTTTGTTTTTAGATTTTTATTGCAAATCGTGTGCCAGAATTATACCATGGAACGCTGTTTTCATCGTTTTTGCAGTCGTTTCTTGCTGGATCTGCATGCAATTTGTGTGCCAGAATTATACCTAACGCCTGTTTTTTACGTAACTAATTGATACTCATGGAGAACATCTTTTCATGGAATTTCTCCCTGATAATCAATGAGTTAATTTTCGGGTTTTTCTGGCAACTCGATCTTATTTTTGAATTAGTAGCTGATTATCAGTATATCTAGGGCCATGCTGTATATCGAAACCCAGGATTCCCTATATTACCCCTATACCCCCTTATTTTATACAATAATGTATTTTATACCTTTTACTAACGATTTTTATATTTTTACTATGTACTATACTTTTACTTTCAGTTATGTAATGTTGTATATATAAGTTATTGATTATCAGTTATTAATTACGTTTAAACTTATTCCTCAGATCATACTACTGTTTTGTAAGTAATTGATTACTAATGTTATCTATAGTTTAAAGATCCATGCTATATTTATACTGGCTACAATACAAGTAACTGATATACAATACTTCCTATAACCACTATAAAGGCTAATAGAATGTCCTCCCCTGTAAAACAATTCCCCCCCACCCAGGCCAGGGTAATGCCCTCTAAAAATTCTAAAATTGCAGGTGTGATCTAGTATACGTAGCATATAGGTGGACGCAAGGAAGAAAAAAAACACCCCCTCCACACACACGAACGCAGAGGCAAATGCAAAAGCGTTATGTGTTGACGTTAGTTGCCACCAACGAAGAAAGTAAAAACAAAAGCCATCCGATTTCCACTCCTAGATGCAGATGCAAATGATTAAGGCTCATTGCGTTACACCTAGGCTTACGAGACAAATTACCTAGGCTTAATACACCTATCAAGCCTTGCATCAAGTCACGCACGCACACGCAGTAGACAATCGCACGCAGTAGACAAACGCACACGCACACGCAGTAGACAAGCAATCGATTGTTGTATATACAACTGTTGTACGTACAAATGTTGTGACAACCACACGTATAAATGAAAATAAATGAACGTAAATTCCCATTTTGGGACAAGTTTCCCATTTTGGGAATAGCAATAGTTTGGCACGATTTTGGCACATAGAATTTATTGCAACCTATTAACAAAGAACGCACGCACATACGCACGCACGCACGTAATGGTATCCTGCGAGTGTACACGCACGCAGTAATATAGACTTAGTTCATTGCATCCATACACACAACCACATTGTAAAGAATTATTGAAAGTTTTTATGCTGATAATCAATCACTTACAAAATAATGCTTGACAAAGCACAATATCCGATGTAGTTTCGCTGTTATTATACCGAACACCAACGATAACAACGCCATGACAAACAAACTTAAACTAACAATCACTTGCACACTAGTAGCAACGATTGGATTACTTGGAGCAGTAACAGAGCAGTCAGCAGTTATAGTATTTAGTCTTCAGTTTGTAGTCGCAATCCTAGGTGCAATGTCAGTAGGCAAGCAATAAACCAACTAGTAATCACGTTAACTAATTATTAACCCTTAATACTTATAATCATGAACACAACTTCAGTAACTGCATCAGACATGATGCGTAAAGCAGAACAAAACCCGATGGGTTTCACAATGGATGCACAAGGCAACGATGTAAGCGGTAACTACTTCGTAGTCGGAGTAAAACAGACTTTGAATAGTCACAACCTAGAGGGTGCTGAACACTGCATCCAAGTATACAATGAAATGATGGAAGTTGAGTCAGATTGGAAGAAACTAGACATCAAATTAGCTTTCGGTGGGTGGTTAGATAGCGACAAAGTTTACCACTTCGATGTTGTAATGTTGCTAGAAAAGGATGACGATTTCGATAGAAAATGGTCACTTAAAAGTGCCTTAAGTTTAGGTATGGCTAACTCACAAAAATCAATCTTTGACCTAGAACATATGTCAGAGGTTGAAGTACCTAGAGTGACTAGCTATAGTGTACAAATGAAACATAAAGATAGGCTATTTGTAAATAGTAAATAGTACGAGTGAATTAAAGGTGGTCAGCGGAGTCATTAGGGATAAGAGGTTCGAACCCTCACTCCGCTCTAGAATATAGTTTAACCCTTAAAATCTTAATGTTATGAATGAGCAATTAAAAAAGCAAATCGACCTTTATGTTCAGTTACTAAAGAACATAGCTAAATCAGACAATGTAAGCACTGAAGAAAAGGTAAAAGCCTTGGTTATCCTTGGTAAAATTATAGCTAAAGAAGAGGCTTACCGCTACGAAAATAATTTAATCAACCCTTTACACGACTAATATCATGAGACTAGACAAATTAATCGGCACACTAATCGCAATTGGATTGGTAGTATTAGCATCAGCATCACTATTCCTAATCGTAGATGTAGCAAACTCAAAGGTGACACCGAACACACCGATGCTAGAGATGTTCTTATTGTTTACCCTAGGGACATCATCAGTGCTAGCAATTATGATAACAAATAAACTGAATGACCTATGAACACCACCGATCTAAACATTGAAATCACCTTTGTAAACGAGGGTAGAAATGGATGGTCAACTAGCATCACCAAGGTATTCAAATCATTCGACCATGCACGCAACTTTAAACGTAAGTGGACATTCAGCGAATACTACGTTAGAGTTAATGGCAACAAGCCAACACTAGAGCAAATAGCAAAGTTACAATAGTACACAATAAACAATTCACAATTCACGTTAGTAGTATAAACCCCTTAATCCCCTAGGTTATGAAACGTATCACAAAAGAAATCAAAGCGGTTGCAGATGCACACATCAAAGCATCAGCAGAAAAGAATTTCACGCATCCAAACAAGGAAGTGTTAGCAATCGGTAGTCTACAAGAATTGGTAGATAGTTTATCTAGAGGCGAGACCTATGCTTTCCTTTCATACCAAGCCGAGATGCAGTTTGTAACAATCACAAGCATGATGTATAGCAGAATTTTCGAGCATCAAACTGAGGCTTATAAGAAGTCCATGTATAAGGCATTCAAAGTAATGTTTGATAATTTAGAAAGCCAAGGATATTCTTTACCCAAGGCACAATAAACGGATAAGCAATCACGTTAGTAATATATAAACCCCTAAAAATATATCGTTATGAAAAGATTTAAATTCGCTCGCAGATGCGATGCAACAAACAACGGAATCAACGAAGGCTTTTGTTTCGGAGATGGAGAAATGTACTTCAGCACTAGGGCACACTTGCTAGAACACCTACGCACAATAGAGTGGGTTAACTGCAAAGGCAAGTTATCTACTGACTGCAATGATGATGAAGAGTTACTAGATTTCTTCTTCGATGAGGAAATGTACTACCACACTCAGTGGGAAGAATTGGATGATGATGAGTGGTACGAGAGCGAACACCTAGATGGTAGAGGTGCGGTGCTAGTATCAGCATATGACTCTTTAAAAATAAGATTTGAAAGTTACACTGATGAAGAGTTACAAACATTCAATGGAGATAATGAAGAGACTTTAAAAAGTTGGAATAGAATAGATGCTATTGAAGAGGCAATAAGAAGTTGCATCGAAGAACAAAATAATTAATTTAACCCTTAATCCCTTAAAGTTATGAAACAAGTAATGAAATTAGTAGCAATGTTAACTATGGTAGTTATGGCTACATCATGCACGAAAGAAAATGATGAGTTGGGTATGGTGCAACCTAGCAACCGAGCATCCAACACTAGCAACGTGGTAGATAGTCTAGACTACACGTTAGACTTCCGATGCGACACACTAGGGTTGAATGTGGTGTATTGCCACAAGTGGAAGGTGCAGAATTTAGTGTATGGTCAGATGCCTACACCTAACCTAGTAATTGGTAAGACATTCCGCTTTACTGATGCAGTGAGTGGTGCAGAATTTACCATCGTATACCGATGGGATGGCACTAGGTTTGTTGGAGATGTGACAGGTAGATACCTAGGCCACACGTTCACTGACCTTACAACGCAGGGTAACGGCAATGGTGCAATTAATATGTGCGGATGGTATCAAGGTGCGAAGTATAAGTTCCGACTACGCAATAGCAGAGGCGAGGTGGTGTTCACGAACTGGGGCACTGCGTTGAGTAAACAATAATTAATCAGTAATCAGTTTAACCAATAAATAAATTTAATCCTATGAAGAAATTATTAGTAGTGGTAGCGGTTATCCTAGGGATGACTGCACCAAGCAAAGGTCAGCAATTAATCTACGATGCATCTAAAAATAATGTTGGAGATAGTGTAGAGCAGATAGATGACACTAGGCAATACCTATCAATGACCATCGAGAATATGGAGTTCAATAATGTTAGGGCATACAAGGTAATTGATGTGTTTAAGTTACAACCACACGCAGAAACCGACACCAAGTTAGTGGCATCGTTGGTAGGTACAAAGATGAAGTTCCAAGTTACTGATGACAAATGGAATTACCTAGATATGGAAATCTATGTGGACTTGGATGCACACTTCTTTGCTAGTGGTAAGTATAACGGAAGAGCCTTTACTAGAAACATTAACAACGGACAATTGTATTATGATGACACTGATGAGATGGTTGAGAATTTCGATTGGGAAATTAATTAGTATGATGGCAATCCTAGGTGGAGAGGTTATGATTCCCCTCTGCCTATGGGTAGCTTACAAGCTAAACCTAGGTATACGAAATAATGATAGTTCCCTTTAACAAACAATAATATTAACCTTTAATCTTTATTCTTATGGACACTAATTCAATTTGGTTTGACATTGATTCTTTAGATTCTAAAATCAAACATCTAATCAGCAACGGCTTTGTGCTATCAGAGGACAAAGGCAATCATCCATCGGAAACATACACCAATCAGCTAGTGTACACGTGTGCTGATGGTTTTTACAAAGCATGGATATGCAACATCTACACTAACAAGGAGAGTGGTAATTGCTCCTTACATTATTCTAAATAACATTAACCCCTTAAAACTATAATCTTATGACAAAGTATCAATTAAGTAAAGCACAAGCAGAAGATGTATTCTTCAATTGCCTATGCGACAATGACATTCACATTCACTCGTTGCAGTGGATATATGGCAAGAAATCCTACGAGCAGAGCAAGAGTAAATTGATGGAAATGTACAAAGGTAACACACCTTGCTACGAAGATGTGCTGATGGAAATGCTAAAGGATGGTGGTAAGCTAGGCATCTATGACCTAGAGTGCGAAGAAGTGTTTTACGTAACACTAGCTGACATCCACGAAAGGATGAACAACGCACCGATCGATCAGTTGATGAATGTGTTGAATGAGGAATACGATGTGTCTGACACTGATGTAATCATCCAAACAATTTTCTTCGGAGAAGTAATATATTGCTAGAAGTATCGTTAATAGAATAAGTTTAACCCCTTAAAACCCCTTAAAATTATGAAACAATCACAAGATGGCTATTCAGTGTACACGATGTTACACCTAGCAATTAATTTCGGTAACATAGACAAGGATGAGGCACTAGACATCCAATGGGAAGTAGCAGAGCATTTGTATGCTGACTTCTCCGAAAGCAAGTACAATGATGCAAGGCATTCGGAATATGACTGCATCGTAAATTTCTTAAAAGCAGTTAACCCCTTAAAACTAAAAGTTATGAAACCAAGTTCAGATTCAGTAAACACTCTAGTAAAAAAGTATCTTAAGAGCAATGATGATGCTTTAAAAAGTGCAAGCCATCTTGCGTGGGTAAAAGAATTGATTTCAGAAGTATCTAAGTATTTTAACATTGATGATATTCAAATTCGTAATGGAAGTGTAGATAGCGAATACGGATACAATGTTCATGCAAGAAGTTTATACTTCAGAGTTAATCCCGATGGTGTAGAGTTTATGAATGACAAGGTAATCCACCTAGAGTGCAGTGAAGAGGTAGTGAAAAAGGTAGTAGAATTTTGCAACAAATACTTTGTAAGAACTGAACAATAATATAAACCCCTTAAAACAATAAACAAGATGACTAACAATCAGCAAAACATTATCAACTCACTGATAAGCGAATTCGATAGAATCAACAAGTCAAAGAAGGTCAGCAACAATGACCTATTAAATTTCATCAATAGTCAGCTAGATGAAATATCCATCAAGAAAGAACAATTTAGAGAGCAGACTAGGATGGCTAAGATTGTCAACGATGAGTTACTACATCGGCTAACGGCTGATGTCACCGACCTACTCGATAACTTCGGTTACGAGTTAGAAGTGTATGAGCATAAAGATTATTGTCGCTTGACTATAAGATTTATTGGAGAGTTAGATAAAAGATATAATTGTTGGGAGCATAAGGAATGGTATGCACATAAATATTTAGGTCGGTACGAGAACGAGGATGGATTGCACAAGGGTGGCTTTGAACTATCTGCTGACTACCGACAAGATAATCTATTAGAAGATACCGATGCGTTGTTGGAAGATATAGCAAAACATATCGTTCATCTTAAAAAACGTAGTTTATAATTAATAGGAGGACACATTATGAAATCAAATAAAATTTTAGCAAGTCGTTTTATAGATTGGTACTATAGCGACTCATCGGAAATAAAAGAGTTAGGCTATGCTACACTCAACGAATTCAAGACAAGTGGTAAGATTAACAAGTCTATAAGAGACATCTATGACCAATGTGGTTACATCCCTAGGTGGATTTGTTTGGATAGTGATGGTATTATTACCGATGAAGAATACGATCCTGTAGATGTGGAATTGATTAATGACATTGACACTGACAACACCCATCCTTACGATATGGTCATTAATCAGATTAATGGACTTCAGCAAGAATTAAAGGATGGTAACATTGACGATAGAAGATTCGTCATCGAAGTGATAGGACTTAAACAACTTTTAGAAACCCTTAAATTAATGTAATATGACAACGATTAATTTCAATTACAATGGAGTAGATTATCGATATGAAATCACTCCCGATGAGACCGAATTTTGGTTTAGTGCAGACATCTTTGACATCCACTACTGCGAGGAATACAACGAGGTGTGTGTGTACCTACAAAAAGATTATACTCTAAAGACTATTTACAAGCAACGCATCAAGCCACTTGTTTCCATCAGCTACGAGGATGTGGTAAACGTGTGCAACATTTTGAATAAGGATTTGTCGGTGGAAGAAATGGAAGAGGTACTCAAGAGATACAACGAATCATACGAGGATGATTTATGGTCAGCAATTTTAGAAAATATTATTTACAATATAATATCGGAAAGAAATGGATAAGCAACTAGAAAAAGACAAAAAGTTATTACTGACATTGTCGGGATGGCTTTATATGGAAGACTTGTGTAGTAGTAGTTACATTAGAGACAACTTCCATGGTACGTTAGGTATCGCAGACATACTAATTTATATTGTTGACAAGGTTGTTGGTAGCGACTTGTATCAGCAATATCACACTAGGGAAGACAATTGGGAATCGTTTGTTGAGGATATGGGAATGTGTTGGGATGATTACTGGCTAGAGCAGATTAAAAAGGAAATCAATAAAACATTTCACCCATGAGATCAAAGTATGAATACGAGATGACCGATCTAGACTTCCTAGATGTCTACGATTCGGAGGGAGAGTATGTAAAGTCAAGAGACTTGACTATTTTCTACACCAAGGAAAGATGCAACGATGGTATTGGTCACTACGAGTATTGGGGTAGCGAGGGATATGACCAAGGCAACAACTATTGGGAGTTAGAGATTGTTGGGTGGTACAAGGATGCGTTTAACGATGCCGAGAATAAGGTCATCGAAGAGTATATCAAGTGCAATGAATCATTAATAATGGAAGAAATAATTGAATCGCTATGAACAACAAAGTAGAAATAATTAAGACCGAAGAATATAAGAAGATTCTTATAGAAGGATTAGGAGTATTCACCAAGCACAATAGTAGCAGACCAAACTTTCGTGTTGACTACAACCACGTAACGCACGAGTTCACCCTAGGAGAGATTAACTTAATTCAAAGTTATCTGCTAGACTTCGACAATGTGTTCATGGCTTACGAGAGTGGGGATGAGATTGTATTCATCAATAAAAGGGTAGACCTATGGGAGTAAAGAATAAATCATCTCAGTATAGGGGTGTAGTATTCAAGCCAAACATTCGCAAGTATCAGGCTAGGATCAGGGTTAACAACAACGGATCGGTTGTATCCAAGCACCTAGGTTACTTTGATCCTACGCCCGAAGGCGAGAGAGAGGCTGCGATTACTTACGATAAGGTGGCTATCCATTATGGAATGGAAACGAACATATTAAAAAAGTTGGCATAAAAATTGTTAATAATTATAAACACATGAAACATCTAGATAGAAATTTAAGTTCTACAAAGTGGAACAGAGTTTTTGTAAACTCATCATTGTATCAAGACTATTTGAACACATTAAATATGTCGGATGCATCCGAAAAAAAGCAAAGTAAAAAGTTAAAAATTAGTCACACAATTTATCCTAATGGGGAGGTAAAGATATGGAAGAAATAGCATTTGCATTCATCATGATGGTAGGAGCCATCGCAATATTTGAAGGAATCAGAATTTTAATTAACGCACTCAGACAAAAATGAAACAAGACAAATTTAGGTTAGCCATATGGGATGCAGAATCTCAGCAATATAAATACCTACAAGACAAACTCTCTAATGGCGGAGAGATGATATTCAGCAATGACCGATACAACTCAGCACCTCTAGATAAGGATCGTGCTAGAAGACTAGGTGAGCAGATTGGTGTTAACTTTATAATAGAGCCGTTCTATGAGACTATCGTTAGAGAAGGTATTGCTTAACATTGTTACCTTGTCTTTGGCTGTAGTCTATATCTATGGAGGTTATAAATATGATAGTTCCATTGCTATCAAGGTCGGCATTGCTTATTACTTCATCTATAAATCGTTTAACGAATGAGAGATTTAAATACTGACTTAACCATCAATAGCATATTCGAAATGCTAGATGAGAGCAAGGGCATACGATTCGTAAAGGATTGGGACAAGGACAAGTCATGGTCGGAAGGTAAAAGAGTTTTGGTGTACTACGACAAGGATGAATTTACCTATGTTTTAACTGCAAGGGTTATCCTAGAGGCAATAAGATTATTGCAGAACAACGAACGTAATCAATGGAGTTTAGCAAAGTTTGTGTTCGATGCAGACAACATAACCGAAGAGGATGCATTCAAGATAATTTGGAGGGCAGTAATAATTAAACAACAACAAAAAAGATATTTATAATGACAAGAGAAGAATTCACATACAAGATATGTTCCATCTGCAAGGTTAACCATCAGCAGAAGGGAATAGGGATAGGCACATGTAAGGCATGTAGCAAGTCAATAAAGGAGGATCTAGAGATCTTGTTTACGGCAGGCGAGATGACCTTGATCGAGAGTGGATATACGTTGATGGATGTATATTCCAATAGCAACAAGGCTAGCGGTGTTGCTGGCAGAAGAATGTTAGCCTATTCACTGCATAGGTTATCGGGAGCAACATCTGAGGCAATCAGCATGTTGTTTCGAATCAGAGGCAAGGATATCAGTGCGGCTAACGTAAGGAGTTTGTATATTACAGGGCAAGATCATTATCAGTTCAACAAGCACCTTAGCAAGAGCATGGATGACTTTACGTTGCAGTTGCTGAAGAATTATAAGTTAAGCGACAACATCTTCAAGAAGTGGGGACTGAACAATATCAACACAATATGCAACATACTGATCGAAGAGTTCAAGGATGCATCACCTGAGTTGTGCATGGAGGTAAGCAGAAAAATATTAAATAGAGTTATAAACGATAAAATTTTAATCTACGATGAGGAAGAACAGAATTAATTTAGAAGAGCCATCGGTGTATGGTAGCATATTGATCTGCAAGGTAGCTTGCTATAGCAAGTACATGGAGGACATGGGAATAGTAAACGATGTATGGATGACATGTAGTATAGACATGAACGATATATCTTGCATTAGAAATGTGGAGTTAGAGGATGATGAAAATTATAATGGATTGGCTAACATTTATGTTAGGGGAATAGATAGTGTCTTCCTTACCAACATACCATTTGAGATGGCACTAGAAATATTTATAAAATACAAAAACAATGGCTAAAAAACATTTAGAAGCAATGGATGAAAACAAACTGAAAGAGTTTGAAAAGGCATTAATGATGTTCGTAGTTCTTAGCGGAGAGGCTGAGAAGTGGGCATACGGAATTAAAGGAATGGTTAAGTTTGACTTTAAGTGGAGGCTTAATCAATACCTAGATAGTGCAAAGATGCTAACTAGATACATCAACGAGCATGTTAATGATGATGCGGTATCGGATGATGGAGAGGTATTCAGCATATTGCTAGATAAGGTAATGTCCTTGAGAGAGGATGCAAATCGTTTAGAGTTAATGAACATGATCAATGATTATAAGGAACCAAACACTGATGAACCACGAGGTGTGGAAGAGGTGTCTAATATGCAATAATTACTATGATGCAAGAGAATGTGAAACCTGCAAAAGCTGTACCCCAAAATCAGAAGATATTGGCGAGGCAAAGAGCAATGACCATGAGAAGTATTATGAAGCATGGTCTAGAGGAAATGCGTAAAAATGTTTTACAAAGAGAGTTTGTTGGATTCGAGATGTGCTATAATTTATTTTGTGAGTATTACGCAGATTTATTAAAGGAGGAAGACAATGCCTGACATATCAATGTGTAAGGGAACTGATTGCCCCATAGCTTCAACTTGCAGAAGGTATACCGCAAGACCTAATCCTCATAGGCAATCATACTTTACCGAAGTTCCGTTTAAGGATGGCAAGTGTGAAATGTACTGGGGAGAGAAGGCTGAGGATATTTATCAACAAATAAAAAACATTTTCAATGGGAAGGATAAAGAATAAGATAAGGGACATACTGATCCTAATCAGTTATGGATCCATAAGCATATTATCCTTCCTAGGTATCATAATGCTAATAATATATTTAATCATAAAAAATAAATAAAGATGAATAAACAAACATCAGTAGAATGGTTTTTAGATCAGCTAACACACCGCAAGGAGTTGTATGATAGCGAAGGATATTCAATTGCTGAGGAGATGGCGAAGTTAAAGCATGAAGCGAGGCAGATGCATAGACAGGAGATAGTTAAAGCACACATTGAAGGTCAGCGGATATTTGATAATCATCCATACAATGACTGGAATGGAGAGCAAGGCGAAAAATACTATAGCGAAATATTCGGAGGTAACAATGAGTAAGCAGACAGCAGTTGAATGGTTGTATTTACAATCAGCGAATAAAAAGTTAGACCTCTTTGACTTGCTTGAGGCAAAAGCAATGGAGAAAGAGCAGATAGTTAATACTTATCGTGATGGTAGGACAGACCAACAATCAGAAAGAAGTTCACTATGGTATAATAGAAATGCAGAGTATTACTACAACGAAACATACGGAGGTCAACAATAGCAAACCGTTACAATTTGTAACCATCTGAAATAGTGCAAGGAGAAGCACTGCATAGATAAAAAATCCTGACAGCTTGGAAAGACAAGCATTTATTTTAGTAGTCCTAAAACATCGGACAACTGCTAAGTTTTAGGAATAGTTCGTCCCAAATAAAGATTAAATATGGGACTAAATGGTATAATACCAAGTAGTATAAAATTTATACCCAAAAAGGTATGATATATCATTCATTAACTTAATTATACCTTATAGGGTGTTAAAAATGAGCCAATTGAGCCCAATATGAGCCCATTATGAGCCACAAATTGTGCAATTGGTGCAATTATGGTGCAATTAATGTGCAATATAAAGCACTTAATGATGGACTTATGCTACATTAACCTAATAAATACAACTTAATGTGCGATATAATGCACAATATGTAAAGTAAATGCTCTACAATATGTAAAGTGGTACTAATAGTAACGTAACAACAAATAAAATAAACCATGGAAGGAATAATTAAATTCGACCTCAACGAACCAGATGATGTAAGATCACATCTGAGATGCGTCAAAGCATTAGACATGGCATGTGTGCTATGGGAACTTAGAAATATGCGTAAGGAACTTGAATGGATGGAAGAGCAAGGGGAGTTATCATCAGAGCAAGTGATGACCAAGATACTCGAACACTTTGACAACCATAATATAAACGCTGATGAACTAATTGGATAAAAATAACAACATGAAAAAAGTAATAGCTTGGTGGAGTGGTGGAATAACAAGTGCTGTATCTTGTAAGATAGGTATTGATTTATTTGGAGTAAAAAATTGCAGGATTGTAATGATTGATACCAAGAATGAACACCCAGATACTTATAGGTTTAAGTTAGACTGCGAAAAGTGGTATGGCAAGGAAATAGAAACAATTACTGCGATAGGAGATAAATATGACAGCATACAAGATGTTTGGATAAAGCATAAGTCATTAAATGTTGCTACAGGTGCAATATGTTCAACCAATCTTAAAAGAAGGGTTAGGGAGCAGTGGCAGAAAAGTGTTGAATATGATTATCAAATATTCGGATTTGAATTTGATAAAAAAGAATTTAACAGAGCTAAATCTTTAACCATGAATCATCCAAAAGCTAAAGGGATATATCCATTGTTGATGATGGGATTAGATAAAGATGCTTGCCTAAAGATGATTGAAGATGTAGGGATAGAGATACCTATTATGTATAAGTTAGGATTTAGGAATAATAATTGCTTTGGTACAGGTTGTGTTCAGGGAGGGATAGGTTATTGGCAAAAAATAAGAGTAGACTTCCCTGATAAATTTGATGCCATGGCAAATATGGAACATAAGCTAACCGATATGAAAGGCGAGCCTGTTACAATGCTAAAGGATCAAGGTAATGAGGCAAAGGAAACTGGAAATACTTTATTGTTTTTAAAGAAGCATCCTAAGTATCCTCAACTAAAATCTTTAGATGACATGCCAATTAGAAAGGTAGAACCTTTATTCGAGTGCAATGGATTTTGTGGTATCAATGATTTAAACGAACAAAATAAAACTCAATATGAAATTAATTTTGCAAAAAATGAGAAATAATTTTGGCATGACTTATGATGTATGTGCATAAATAATGATACTTATAAATGAAGAAATGTTTTGAATGTAGAAAGAGTTACCCACGATGGATGTACTTTAGCGATAGCAATAATTATAATGTTAGATATTGCGAGGGAAGATCGGTATGCTGTAGGATTTGTAACAGTAAAAAAGTATGGGATGGTATAGTCCTAGCTAGAAATAAAAACAACAAAATTATATTAAAGAGAATAAATCCAAGTTTAATAAATTATATAAAATATTTTTTAGGATTGCATAAGATCCTATCTTCGCCAAATAAATAATGACAATGAGAAAACTATTTATAATCGTGTTATTCGCTTTCGGGATGAAGGCCAATGCACAAGGGCTAGCTCAACCTTATGACCAAATGAGCAAGATGCAATTAACTAAAATCTATCTTGAACAAGTGCAACAGCTTGCATTAGCTATGCCTTACTCATCATTCACCATGTCTGATACTACTGGAGTAATCGATATGCCTTCTTCTAAATATTTAGAAAAGAAGCGTGTAGCAGTGGCTAAGATAACTGAGGACTTTAATAAGACTATCAATCTTAAGTTATATGAGATTGTACCTTACGCTGATAAAGTTCAGATAATCCAAGCAATCCAATTCTTAGAAAACATTAACTCAGTAATTAAATAGTATGTACAAAAAGTATATCTACCTAGGATTATCCATTGTTGCACTATTGTCCACAGTGTTATGGGTTACCTATCAAAAGAACAAAACAAAAAGATATTACGAACAAGAGGTTATAGTTAACGCTACTGATTCGTTGAAGGACACCGTATACGTTGATAAGATAATTGTTGATAGCGTTCAGTTAGAGAAATTGAATGACAGCATCCAGATCTTAAATAACATGATTAAAAATAACATTCAAAAACCAATTACAAAATCAAATGAAAAAGCTAATATTATCAGTAAGTCTAGCTCTAAGCAGTTTAATGACTTTCTCGCAAACCGCTACAAAGACCGCAAGTGATTCATCGGTTATCATGAACAAGAAGTTAGTAGAGTTTATGATACAAGATCTGAAGCAATCAGACATTGACAAAGTTATATTTACTAATAGCATTCAGTCAAGAGATTCAATTATTGAATCATATCACAACAGATTGTCTACATACGAGCAAATGTTAGATGATGCTAACAAAAGATGTGTTAACTATAAATCATTAGTAGATCAGCAATCTTATGATCTTGATGGGAAGGATAGCAGAATCATGGAACTAACAAAGCAATTAAGAATTGTTAAGAGACAAAGAAATTGGAGCATGGTCGTTGGTGTGTTAGGTGTAGCAGGAGTTCATTTAAGTTGGAAATATGTTAACTGGAGAAGAAAATATGGATCAAAAGACTAAGGTATTATTCATCATAACTTGGGTTATTGTATCGTTAGGATCAGGATTATTCTTTGGTCATCTATCTACCAAGTGTTCTAAAAAGTATTGGTTTGAAAATGATTCGTATCAACAAGGTAAGATGATTAGAAATATTACATTTTATAAAAATGTACGCAATATATTATTCTTTCTTTCGTTGTTTATCTTTATAGTAATTATTTTATGCTTATAGGAAAGTATTTAACATTAGATGAGGTTTGTAAGTCGGCAACAGCTACAAGACTTAACATTGATAACAAACCAAATCAACAACAGATCATGTGCCTAGAGGCTCTTGCTAAGAACGTATACGATAAATGCTGTGAGAAGTTTCTGATAAAGATTCCTATTACATCAGGGTTTCGTAGCAAGGAGTTGAATTCAAAAATATCTAACTCATCTGCAACCTCTCAGCATTGTTTGGGCCAGGCATTTGATCTTGACTTAGATGGTGTATTAAATGGGCCTACAAACAAAGTATTGTTTGACTACATAAAGAACAACCTAGATTTTGATCAGTTAATATGGGAGTTCGGTACGGACAATAATCCTGAGTGGGTTCACGTTAGTTACGATATAACAGGAAGACAGAGAAAGATTGTATTAAAGGCAGTTAAAAGAAATAATTCGGTTTCATATATTCCTTTTTAAGATGATGGTGTGTGCGAAAGCACAAGGAGTTAGGGGCTCCTATGTTCAACACCATCGGAGGATTAGCTTAACAGGTAAAGCAGTGGTAATCCACTAGTAATAGGTTCGAGTCCTATATCCTCCACACAAACAACTACAATGAAATACATAGCATACTATCGTGTGTCATCTGTGAAACAAGGTGACTCAGGATTAGGATTAGAGGCTCAAAGAAGTGGTATGATTAATCACTACAAGGGGCAGGAGCCAGCCTACGAATTTACTGATGTCGTATCAGGTAACAGAAAGAAGTTACACAAGAGAAAGCAGATACACGAAGCAATGAGTCTAGCCGCTAAGTTAGATCTTCCGTTGGTAGTGTACAAGCTAGATCGTTTTGGTCGTGATGTAGAATTGCTTGGTAAGTTGCTGAACATGGGAGTACACTTTGTGGCTCTTGATTTTCCAGCGACACATGCCGACAAGGCTACTAACAGGATGGTGTTAACGATAATGATGGCCGTAGCAGAATACGAATCAGAGAGAGGTAGCATCCGTACAAAGGATGCACTGAATAGCCTAAAGAAAAAAGGTGTCAAGTTGGGAACTCCACGAGAGTTTAAGCCACAAGAGTACATGAGTGGTGCGATAGCTACTGCAAAGAAGCATTGGACACCTCAGAAGGATGTTATATATAAAATGGCAAACGAGTTTAGAAACATTGGCCTGACAGATAAAGTTATATGCGATAAAATAAATGGCATGGGCTTTGGTGTATATGACTCAAGAAAACTAGAAAGACTTTTTTATTCAGCGAAACTAATTCAAACAAATATATGAGCAACATTAAATTGGCCCAGCAGGCTATCGCTACACAGGAGGAGCGATTCAAACAAATAGCCCCTGATATGGCATTTGAGAAGGAAGCAATGTACGCATTGCAGGCTTTATCAAACAATACATTCTTACAAGCATGCGATCCTAAGTCGGTAGCAAGCTCTGTATTAAACATTGCAATGAGTGGACTAACACTTAATCCTGTGATGGGACATGGATACCTTGTTCCAAGAAAAGGTAAGTGTGTATTTCAACCTGGTTACCAAGGCTTGATTTACTTGTTAGTTAGTTCGGGTATCTTAAAGAATGTTGAGGCAAGGGTTGTGTATGCCAATGATGTATTTGAGATTAACTACGGAACATCAACAAGCATCACCCACAAGCCAGTCATCAATGGAAATCCTGGTGATATCATTGGTGTGTATGCTATTGCTACTGGATCAAACGATGCTAAGTATGTAGAGTACATGACCGCACAAGAGGTGTATAACATTGCGATGCGTTCAGATATGAACAAGAAATCGCAGAAGTTAAATGGTGCATGGGGAACAGACTTTACGGAGATGGCAAGAAAGACAGTCATCAGAAGATTGTTTAAGTACCTTCCTAAGAATGATGCAATGAACATTTCTAGATTAGCTTCAGCAATGTCTACAATGGATCAACAGACAGCACCAGATCCTGTTCATACAGAAGACTTACTTGATGTTGACTTTGTTGAAATACCTAACGAGGAATGAAAGAATTAGCTTACCTGTGCATAGTATTATTCTCGTGCATGTTAACTATACTGTCTATATCAGACTTTCTATTATCATTATTTAATAATAGAGTAATTAACTCCGCTAGAATGGCTGCATACAGAGATGCGTTCTTTATCCTGTCCATAATATTTATAATGATTCAATTAGTAAAACACTTAAATAATTAATACATATGTCAAATTACAAACATGTAGCGTACATTACGCTGTTCGAAAACGAACCAAATGGCAACAAGCCAGTATTGTCAGGAACACTAGAGATGCCTGATGGAAGAAAAATGAAAGTTTCTTTGTGGAAGAAGCAGTCTAAGAATGGAGGCAAAGACTTCTTCAGCGGATCTGTTCAGCAAGAAGACAACAGCAATGGAGGAACCGTTCAGGCAACACCTTCGGTGCAGGCTGTACCAACGCCTAGCTTTACACAATATCCAACGTCTGTACCAAGCACAGCTACTGCCCCTGCAACAGCGACAGTTCCTGTTGGATTTAATGTAACTGTTAAGCCAGAGTCCACTGTTGGAGGTAGTGATCTCCCTTTTTAAGTTTTGATTCCTTTGATGAATTAAAGGCAGGATTAGATGCCATGAAGGAATCATCAGAAAAAAAACTTCCAATAGGAGAGTATTACTTTAACGTCAAAAACGCAATAGAAAAAGCAAGAGCATGTTCTACACAAAATGGACAATAGATCCCAACAAAAAAGCTGAGATTCATCCTGACGTAGATATAGAGTCGTATCATAACGATTATGGCTCTATAAGCTCTTCCTGGTTAAAGGAAGGGTTGAAGTCAATGTATAAATTCCTCAGATATCCTTTCAGAGAGAAGGAGCAAAGAACTGATGCATCTAAGATCGGAACCATTGTACACACTCGTATACTGGAGCCATTAAAGTTTAGTATGCAGTATCATGTATTAAGAAAGTCAGACCTACCGTTTCCTAGCAGTACGATGGCTAAGACTGAGAATAAAGAGTATGTAAAGCGAATAAAAGATTTAGGCAAGGAGATTATTGACTCCGACTTGAGTGCTAACATTGATATCATGTACAATTCAATTATAGCAAACGAGTTACTGTCTAGATATTTATCTATGGGCAAGGTTGAGCAATCTGTTTATTGGAACGATGCTGGAACTGGATTACCCATGAAGACTAGGCCAGACCTATTTGTCGAACTTTCTAATGGAACGATTGTCGTGCTAGACATCAAGACCACTGAGAGTGCTTACCCAAACGATTTTGCATCGTCTGTAGCAAGGTATAACTACCCAATGCAAGCGGCTATTCAGATTGATGGGATAGAGGCGGTAACTCAGAAGCAGGTCAGTTCTTATTTCTACATTGCCATTGAGAAATCTTATCCGTTTGAGTATTGTATCTACAGGTTATTACCTGATGATATTGCATTCGGAAGATCTCAGTACAGAGAAGTATTAGGGCAGATACTAAACTGTATTCAAAATGATACGTGGCCAATGATAGGAAACAGTGTTATAGAAAAAAGAATGCTAACAGAAAATAAGTTTGGCATCGTTGACTTAACGCTACCGCAGTATTATTATATGCCTTAGAATGTTTTGTAGGGGTGGGGAAACTCACCCTTATGAAAAATATAAACTCGACTCTTCGGCTCTTCTTTTAACAAGGCCCTTCGATACATTTCCCTTTATCTTTACCCACTTAGCAAACTCAAGTGCTATGTTAGGATCGTTAGGATTATTATTAATATACTTTAGTAATGTAGATTTTTTAAACTGATCAGGCCCTACATTGTAAGTGAAGCTAACTAGAGCATCAAACTGATTCTGATTAATGTCGCTGGTGACGTAAGTGTTTACAGCCTTTTCAAATCCTTTGATTGTATTGCTTAAAAGTTTAGTTGCCTGCACCTCTGTTATCCCAGGATCGGCCATTGTAACCTTTGTACCATCCTCATAGTAAGTAGATCCGTAACCTATTGTTGGAACACCAGCCTGACATTTATAAGGTATCGAAACAAAACCCTCTTTCTTCTTTATTAAGTTCAATCCGTTTGTTCCAGTTACCTTTTCCATGTCACTTTATTTTAATTCCAAAACCAACTAAAAAAGATTTATTGAATGGATCGTATCCAATTTGATATTGCTTGTTATTGTTAACAGCACCTCCTGTAACAAATAAATTATTTGCCTGGCTTTGGCCACCGATGATAGTTCCTCCTACAAAAAAACTCCATGGCTTAGGCAGGATCATGCTGTCTACCTTTATTACTACAGTATCCGTTTTAGATATAACCTTACTCTGTAAAGTAGCAGATATACTTTGATGTAGCAATATTCCACGCACTGAATCAGATACTTGAATATGTCCTTGGTCATCGACATAATCATTAGTATAAATGCGAATACTATCGAGATTATGAAGACTAGGATCATTTGAGATAGGTGTAGGAAAGACTGCATATGGCTTAGGTTTAATGATTGTTTTGTTAATTGTATCCCTTACAATTAATGTATCAGGGTTCCCCTTTATAACCATCGTATCTCTTTTTACAATAACCTCTGGGCTGTTAACATCACAGCATGTACTAAAGCACAGTACAATCAGTAAACAACAGAACGCTATTGTAGCAAGGAACTCTGGTTTATGCATTATTGTTGATTTTCGCCTTCGCCTAGTGTAGCCATGTTAGTCATGAACTTTCCAACAATAGAGCAAATTAAACAAGCAATTGCAATTTCTTTCATATCAGAGATAATGCTATATGTAGTAGCAATACTACCAACAGATAATAACGTGTCACCGATAACTCTAAATAATTTCGGTGTAGGTTCCCAGTAGTTTTTCAATTTTAAATTCATTTTAATTTATTTTAGCACTAACGTAAGTTTGATTCTTTGGTAGTATAGCCTTTAGATCTATGATCTGCTGGTTCATACTCTTAATCTGATACTTATGATCCATCACCTCTTCCTTCATCATCTTAAAGTCACGATAGATATCCGTTAATATAAATGCACAGAATGCAATCAGTATGGTATTAACCTTCGATAGTATGTTACTTTGCTTTTCCATATTAATTGCAACAATCACAGTGAATAAGGTTAGACATCTTTACAGCATCGTCATCTGTAAGGCAGTTAGTATCTTCGGATGCGTAGACATAGTCGCAGGAGTAGGTATAAAAATCATTAAATTCATTATCTACATCAACTAATTTAAAAACAATTAAATTGTTTCCACTTATTTTAATGCTAAAATTTGGATATGAATACTCAACTGTAACTTGTACATTATTAAAACCAGCACTTTGCAATCCTACCGTTAAATAATTATCTATATAAGTTGGAGATCCAACAGCACCAGGATTAGCACCAGGATTAAAAGTAAAATTTTTAGTAGCTAAATCTCCATCTAAATCATAAAAATAAAGCGTATAATGAATTGTTATTTTATCTCCAGGAAGAAATATATTAGTATAATCAATTCCTTCATCATAATTAGCACACGATCCATTCTCTGGATACAGCACATCTCCTACAGGAATGTAGCCAGCCTCTAGGAATTTTAAATAGTAGATATTCTCTCTCAGCTCATCCAACAAACAATCAGCATCTGAGCTGGCAGAGTACATTGCATCTACATACTCAGAAACCTGAGTAGCTATACAGCACTTCTTTTCAGCTAAGAATGCGTTATATGTTTCTGAGTTGAAGGTTATCTTTGCCATCTTAACAATCTTTGCATCCGTTACACAACTCACTAGCAGCTAGCAAAGCCTTTGCAGCAGCTGTAGTGTTATTACAAGACGTAGCGTACTTAGCAGCCTCAAGCATTAACATACCCTTTTCAAATCTGCTCATCTTGCTTCCGCACCCACAGCCACAGCCTGAGTTGGTTCCAGCAATAGCTAGGTTAGCCAAGCAACATAATGTATTAGCATACATCAATACGCTACCGTTCCAAGTATACAAGTCACCATTGTCATCGTCATAAGCCTCGTATGTAAACTCATATACTCCATCAGGACATTTATTTGCAGCATTTCCTCCCAACATAGAATAGTCTATGTAGTATAACGGTGATCCAGTATTTGGAAGCGTTGGGTACATATTTATGCTGTATGTAACTGGCGTAGGTGCTGGAAGAAATGTTTCTGGTTCTGGTACAGATACAGTCAAATCAGCAGATGTAAAGTATATAATCTGTGGATTAGGAGCCCCATATCCAGTTGGATTATTTGATGTATATACTCCTGTGGTATCCTGTACCGTAAATGTTCCTGTTTCTTCAGCTATTACGCTTGCTTTTAATGTAAGTGCCATGATACAAATATATTAAAAATTACCTTCTTTTCTAGCTTTTTCTTGCTCTATTGTTATTTCTGGGTTGTCTAATAGCTCTCTATACTTATCGTTTTTATTTATAGCTTCACTAGCTGCCTTTAAATACAATAGGATTGATTCTTTTGCTAGGTTGTATAATTTATTAGATAACTCAGGGTTAGTCACTAAATAACTTGAAAGCATTTCCATTTTACCTGTATTTGGATTTAAAACCTTGTAAGTTAATAGTCTAGTATCAATTAGTGATCTTACCTCTTGAATAACAGCAGCCTCCTCCTTACCAATATAATTAGTTACAGGTTTACTAAACAGTTCCCATGGTTTTAGGAAAGTGTTTAATAATTTATTCCCCTCTGAAATAGATACAGCAATTGCATTTCTTACATTTGCAACCTCTTTAGTATTGCCCCAGTTTTTGGACATAATATCTTCTGGGCTTATAACTTTTCCTCTTACCTCAAAGTCTAATAAACCTTGTTCGCTTAATAAAGTAGAGTGTAAATCCCTTAGGGCATCACCTGCCATTTCGTTAATCTTGTTGTATTCCTTTGGCATGATCATTACATTTATTGTCTCAGCTACCTGACCAAACTCAGCCACCTTATAAAACACTTTTAACTTCTCTGTTTTATTCATAGTTGGTTCAGCTAAACTTAATTCATACCCTGGAATATTAATCTTATTTTTGTTTTCATATACAGCCATGTAAAATCTTTCTTCCTTGGTTAAGTTTGGAGTAACCCTTCTAGCTGGAGCTGCGATAGACAAAGCAACATCTAATTTATTTTTAGTATTTCCTGCTACTGGACTCATTTTCTCACCATACATACTAAACTTAATGTATTCACTATCCTCTGGAGATTTCATAATAGCATCATGAATAAGTTCATTCTTCTTAAATATGTTGTTCCATATACGGTCACTAAATACTCCTGGATACCCTTCTTTTTTCACATTCTGCAATTCTGTTGGGAGCGTTACATCAAATACTGGCTTACCAGTTATCTCTCTGTACATATCAGATATTTGTTGAGCATGTGAAGAGAATCCCCACCACGTAGACAATAATGTTCCTATGTAATTATTTACAAACTGATCTGCTCCTTTTTCACCACCAGTTAATCCCTGCAACGCTGAATTAATACCAACGAACCATGACTGATCGATAAAGAACTGACTAGCCTCAAATGCCTTTAATTCTAGCTCTAAAAATCCACTTGTAGACATATCAAAAGGATTTGATGTAATACCCTCGCTTGGCAATAAGTTTTTAGGAGCCTTGCTTATTTCATCGTAATATTTTTTGTTAGCTTGGTCATTGATTGATGCATAGTTATAAATTAAAATCCCTAATACACCATATGCTGTTAATGAGTGGTATTGATCACCATCCTTATATGAAGGATCTTCTCCTGGTGTAAAGTATCTCTTTAATGCATCGATATTGATTGACATTCTTGAGAACTTAGATTTCATTTTCTTCTTCTCATCGTCATCATCCTTCCCTGGTGCTAATACAACTAGTCCTGGAACTGACACCAAACCAACTGCTAATGATCTTAAACCTAATGCTACAACGGTCATAGAGTAGTTTTTCATTGCAGACAATGCGTATGCTTCAGCTTGATCTGTTCCTTTATTTTTAATTGCTAATGCACTAAAATAGATTGCCTTCATAAACGGCTTACTAGGAATTAAGAAGTCCGCTGTTAAACTGATAGCATTCATAGGTATCTTAACAAACGGAACAATAGAGTCAATAATAAATTGCCAAACACCTACAGCATTTATAAACGCCTTGTTATCACTTAATCCTGGGAATGCTCTCATTAATTTCATAGGAACATAATTTTTTATGCCCTCTACGAAAGCTGTAGATGCCTTTCCTAATCCTGTATCCTTTGTAACTGTAACCTCTGCTACTGTATCAATCCAAAAGTTTAAAGCCTCTGGAGTTAATACATTTGACATGATCTCTATGTACTTTGCAGGATCCCTCATGAATAGCTGAGTTTGATTCTCATCTAGTCCAAGAGTCTGAGCAAGTCTAGTCATCTCTATATTGTTTGCATAAGTCTTGGGAAGGTAATCCGATAAGGCTACTAATCTAAATACAAACTCAGAGTTAACGGCCATAAATGCTCTTCCTAACACAGCAGCCTTATCACCTATTGTTGGTACAGCAGCCTTAGGATCGTTGAAAAATTCGTCTTGAATAATCTTTTTATCCTTTGCAGATAATGAATTGTAATCACTTCCTGGATAGTTAACTTTAAACCATTTGCTGAAACTAGTTCTCTTAAATGAGCTAGCTACATCCATCTTCATTCCTCTAATATTCAGTGTAGTCTTACCACCTTTAGATGTCATTGCTTTTCTGATAGCTGTCATCGTGTGGTTACTCTTATCTAATATCACAGGAGATCCTCCCTCAAGTGCTGAAGAACCATACTTTATAATATTAAATACTCTGTTGGCTGTAGGTGATTTATCTAGGAACCCTCTAAACGATTCCTTTCCGATCATTATCTTTCCTAATGTAGCAATAGCCTTTGTAACACCAACAATAGCATCCTGTAATACATCTAGGAATAATCCGTACTTAATGTTTGATACAATTGGAGTATTAAAAAACTGATATTTTTCTAGTCCAAAAGTATTTATGCCAGCTTTTTTAAGTATAGCAAATGGAATACTCAATACAGACTGTACAAGATTTCTGTATTTAAACACTCCCATGTTTATTAAGTTAGAGTATAATCCAGTCAATGCACTTCGTACAGACATTAGGTTCCCTCTTAACACTCCAGACCAGAAATCTTTTGATGATGGAGGCGATAAGAATGCCACGATCATGTTCAATGCAGCGTTAGCGTTCTGTAGTTCAACCTCTGCCATGTTTAGATCTTGTATGTCCTGTGCCGTAACACCACTACCTTTGTTTACTAAATCCTGGAACAATGTTGTATAGTTCTTCTTGCTGTTTAATACAACCTCTATGATTCCTCTTAATGCATCCCTATGATCCTCATTAATCATATAACCATTTGCATTAATCAATGACTCGATCATGTCAAGATAAAACTGAACCTCATCTTTCTTAATCGTTGACTTGATCTCTCCAAGTTGTCTTAAAATCTGAGCAACCTTCGTTGTAAATGGAGCAACAGAATCGTAAGCATTTTGAATTAACTCTTCGTAAAGATCAATATCATTTTGATCTGTAGTGTTTGCTATCAGATTCTTTAGTCTGTTGATGTACTCTATAAAAGCAAGACCAACGATTGGCCCATCTGTGCTACGGAATATATCCTCTAATGCTGTATCTACATCGATAGCTGCTAGCAACTCTGCATCCGACATGTTTGCTATCTGTGGCTTCAGCTGTGAATATTTTTGTGGAGTATAGAATGAGTCTGGAGATATATTGATAGCTCTTCTCAAGTCCTTGAAGTTAGCACCATACAGCATCGCCATTAATCTTGGGTTGCTGGTGATCCTTCTCTGGCCCATGTCTGCTCTGAAGGAGATTTCGTCAGCATTAAACTTTAGTCCCCAATTATACTGGCTATTTCTTTCAGCGATGTCTTGCTCATTCCAAGCTGTATCCAAAAATTTATCTAAAACAGAATTAATTTCATCAAGTGCTGTAGGCCCCTTAACTAATTTTTTTATATAGTCTCTAATAATATTTTTTAACTGTTGAAAAATAGATTTACCTTTTACATCAATATCTTTTGATGCTGGTATAGAATCTAAGAACTCTGCAAATTCAGTATTCGTAAATGCATATGTAATTAACTCTTCTAAATCATTAACAGTTCTATAATTACCCGATTCTGATTCTTCCTTTGTTGCATTATAATAATCTTTTACCTTAAATTCCTCACCAGCCTCTACAATATAAGATATTATTGCTTTAACATTTTCACTTGCAGAATCAGAGTTATCTATTACAGCTTGCATTATGTTTTGTAAATTGTTATGAAAATCAAATTTCTTTGTAAATCCATCAATTCCTTTACTTAACAATCCATGAATAATTTCATGATTAAAAACCTCAGCAAACTCTTCGTAGTTATTTATATTATAAGAGGATTTTAATTTACTAAGATTTATAAATCCATATGAGTAAGTTGCAACTGCGTTATACGGCAACCTCTCTAAGTCAATAGTAACTTGAATATTATTTCTAGCAGCCATCTCATAAAGATTTCTGTATCGATCAAATATATCTTTCGGTAATACGTACTTAGCAACCTCTAATGCAGATGGAAATTTTTTATTTTTATTTTGCTCGTCAAACTTTCCTAACTGCTTTTCAATATTGTTCTTATAGTTTTCGTCTATTCTGAAGGAGATTTCGTTTGGAAGTTCAAATCCAGTCAAATCGCCACTGTCATCATCATAATTTTCTTGTTTATCGCTTTCATTAAAAATGGCCCCCATTTTTTCCCAAAACCCTCTTGCTGATACAGTTGAATAACCAGTTATTTTTTTGTCTGGATATTTATTTTTTAATTGTTCAATATATAATTTACCGATTCCATTTTTAAAAGAATTAATTGATTGGATTATTAATTTATTTTTTAAAATATCATAAACAACATTACCAACCTTTTTCCCATTTTGTATTAAATTAAAATTATATCTTAATGATCCATCAGCATTTTTTGTAGGTTTTTCTATTTCTTTTTCATCTATTCTGAAGGACATACCTTGATTATCCTCCATCTGACCTCTTATCTTCTCAGCTCTTTGCTTTAGCTTAGGAGATAATCCCTTGGTCATGGTGTCGAACTCTTTCATTGTAAGAGGTCTTACTCTCTGGTTAGGTGTTCCGTAATCCTCTACGATACCGCCGTATACCATAACAGTAGATGCGATCTCATAGGCATCATCGAACTTACCCTTGCTAGACTTATAAGAGTCAATATCAGATGCAAGATCCTCTACCTGCTGATTGAATGCCAATCTAGCTCTGTCTGGATGCTCGGTCTTGATACCTCTTTCTTCTCCTGTCTTGAACTTTTCTTTGCCTGTAATCTCTGTAGGCTTCAACGGAACCAATGCATCACCTCTGAACTCAGGGATCTCGCTCTTGGTTAATCCAGATCTGTCAAAGCTCCACTCTCCAACGGCCATCTCGTAGCCATCTCGTGCAGCTGCATTAGCAATCTCCTTGCTGATCTTAGACTCTCTGAACGGTGTGTTCTTCTTAATCTTCTTCTCTGCCGCAGCTCTGTATCCGTTAGGATCAAGATCCATTGGGTATACCTTGTCAGGAGATATCGTTACATAATACTTATCCCCACCAACAACATTCTCGCTGTCTGTAGGCTTTGTATAGTAAGATGCTACACCGTACTGCAATCCCTTCTCATCTCTCGATGTTCTGGTGCTGTAGTATTTTCTTGAGTCGATACCCTTCATCAATGACTTCAACGGAGCCGTAGAGAAGTGGAAGAATACATAGTTGCCCTTAGAGTCAGTTGTCATCGCAGGCTCGAAGTAGCTTCCCTTTACCTTGTCTTCTTTACGGAAGAATATCTGTTCTCCCTTGTCATTTTTAGTAGCAAAACGCTTGTCAGTAATCGATCCCATCACAACATTCTTTGCCAATACCAAAGCACCTACTTGAATAACCTCGTCAGCAGATATTACAGGATTGCCGTTAGCCTTGTCATAAAACCAGCTGTGTCTAAAAGGATTCATTCCTACCTGTGTCCAAGCAGGATCGTTCATTAACTTCTCTGCTCTTTCTTTTACAGACTGTGGATCCTCGTTTACCCACTCCCCAAACATACGAGCGATAGGAGCCTTTGCTTTATCTACAGCAATTGCTAATGTAGCCTTAGGCTCTGCACCAAATGTTACATTTTTAATTACAGCAGCCTGGCCATAGCCAATAGATCCACCTTTGCTAGTTCTGTTTGCACCATCGTGTACAGACACTACCCAAGTATCGTAGCTATCGTAAGCAGGAATATCTAATCTTAAACCTACCAGCGTGCCGTTAGGAACCTCTTTTGTTAATCCTATAATTCCTTTCTCTACTTTGTCGGTAGCAAGACTTGTAACAACTCTTTTTAGGGATGGTATTACTGGCACAGATTTTAAAGGAGTAATCGGCTGCTTCTCTCTTACTGTTTTTATATACTGTTCCTGAGTTATGTTACCCTTTCTATATTCCTCTGCTGCCTTTTGTGCCTCAGGAATTCTTTTTTGTCGTTGAGTTACCTTTATTGTCTTTGCATATTCTTCTAATGATGATGGAGTTAATCCCACCATCTTTAATGTTTCGTTGTAAGAAACGCCTGATGGCTCTGTCAAACGGAATGAAATACCACCTTGCTCACCAATTTGATCTTCAACTGCCTTTACTAAGTTAGGATTACTTCCGTTATCCTTTGCATCATAATATTGCTCTGATAAATAAGTAAACGGTGTCTTGTATCCACTTCTGTCAGTGGCTTCCTCCTTAGACATTCCAAATACTTTACTATAAAAATCAACTATATTTTCAATCTTTCCAGAGTTAAATAAATCTACAGCCTTAGAAACTAAATTCTTCCATATCTCAGTATCTTCCTTGCTCTGCTCCTGTGCTTGCATTGGAGAATCGTAACCTAAAAAATTAGCAACAATATTGCTAGCCTTATTCCAGAATCCTAGGTCGCTTAAAGTATTAAAAGATACATTTAAATCTTTTTCTCTAGCCCTTACCTCAGCCTCTGTAGTGTCATTTAAATCTGAAATGCCATCTAAAACTCCAGAACCTTCGTTAATTTGAAGGAATTGATTCCATGATTCATAAGTTGAGTCACCATTAGTGTACTCACCACTCTCTGTTCTAATATATGGCGATCCATCACCAAGCTCAAATCCATACGGCTCATTGGTAGCAGGATCTGTTCTTTTAATAGTAAATGTTTTCCCATCCTCTTTAACTCTTACAGGCTTGCCATATTTTCTATTGCCTATTACAGCCTGCCATATGTTAGTTAACCCAACTCCCTCTAACGCCTTAGCAGTAGCCTCAATATCATCTCTACGGAAACTAGGCCCTTCTTCGTTAGGCTCTACGCTAGTTATCTCAACACCTTCGATGCTTGACAGCTGCTTATTGTTAGGCAATACAAAGAACTCTGGGTTGAACTCTCCCCACTCCTGCGTGCCATGTATAACGCCCTTGCCATCGCTTAACTGAGGGATAGCCATCTGTGCAGTAGCGTTTCTGAAGTCCTCCATTTCTTGATCGCTCATCTTTCTGCTGATCTGCAACGCAAGAGTAGGCTCCGTTCCTGTAACCTGTCTCTGCTTTACAACCTTGACATCTGAAGGTAAGTTAGACAAAACCTCGTCAATAGATATCAACTCTTCAGTCTCGCCCTTCAGCAATCCTATGTTCAAGTATGTTCCCTTAGGAGCGTTCTTTATGGTAGCTGTACCAGACTTCTCGAATCTGAAACTAATATCTCCCCCAAGAATCTCCTTCGCTTTTTTAATAAAGCCTTCTGATGCATATCCTTCCTTTTCTACTGTCCCCAATTGTTCATACAGTCTCTTTTCAAAGTCCCATATTCTTTGCTGAATAATTGCTGGGGTAGTCTTTAATTTTTTGGCCACTATAGCAAAAGCCTTATCAGCCAATACTCTCTTTCTTAGATTAGCCTTTGTTAAGCTCCATGGACTTTTAATAGCTTCACCATCCTCTAATAACGACTCGCCTGCTAACCTTGCCATGGTTCTTGCGTACCACATATCCTTTGTAACGGTAGAGTAATTGCCAACTCTATTTAATATGTAAGATCCTAGCTTTACCCCAGTTACAGCAAATACACCGTACCCCCCATCTGACTTAGATAAATATTCATTTTCAGATAATGCCTTTTCCCCTTTTGTAGGAAGGTTCATAATATCCGAAAGTTCTTGATAGCTATGTATAGAAAATAACCAGTTAACAGCCTTCTCCACATCTCCATTAAATTTATCGATAACTGTCTTAACTTTTTCTAAAGAGTCAACGGCATATGCCTTTGCAACCTGCTTCATAACAGGATTTCCATTCTTATCAAATTTTAGTCTTCCAGTATCTACTTTTTTCCCCTTTGCATTTTTTTCCCATTCAGTTGCCTGCTTGTCTGTATATCCTGTCAATACACCAGTTTTCATATACTTGTCAAATACCTCTAGTCCCTTAGAAGAATCAAACTTAGGATCGGCCGATGGAGATGCAAATGCACTTACAATATGATACAACGATACCTCAAAATCTTGTAACTTTCTTCCGTATCTTTTTTCTGCAAATTTTTGTAGCTCTGGATTTAATCTAACTGGAATATCTTCGTCATAAAATCCAATATATTTAGATCCCTTCACCTTGTCCCATGCCTTTAATTCCTTTGATATATGATTTGCAAACTCCTTTACAACTATATCGTCAGCAACATTTTCTATTTTATCTTCAAAAAGTTTGTTTGCCTTTATAAAATCATTTAAAAAATTTGCAACCTCTGTTAAGCTAGATAGCTTGTCAGGACTATTTAAAAATATATTTTCTAACTGAAAACTAATCTCATTATCCTGCAACAGCTTCAGATCACCTTTCAGCTTGTTCTGGTCGATTGCTCCTGACTCAATAAGATTGTTTAACAAACCATCGTGTAACATAGCAGAGAACTGCTCGACACTGTATTCCTTTCCTTTATATTTTACTATACAAGGTTTTGCCATAATTAAAATAGTTTTTCTTCCAACATTAACATTTGGAACTTATCATCTAAATTTGTGCCAGTTAAAATATTCAACATATCGCTGTATGTCTTAACAGAATCGTTCTGTGCCTTTCTGTAAAACTGCATGAAATCAAATACCGCAATCTCGCCTGAATTAAACAACTCTGTGCTGTTCTCCTGGTATGTATGGAATAACTCTAGTTCGTTGCCATAGATAGTCTCGATAACATCACAAAGATTCTCAAAATCCATCACTGGTTGATCAAGGTTAGGGATATCTGGTGTTACGTTCCAGTCAGTCATGAAGTCTTGATACTTCTTAGCGTGACCAAATTCCTCTTCAGCCTCCTTAGCAAAATACTCAGCAGCCTTAAAGAAACCGTTATTGTTACACCAATTAGCAGCACCTCTGTACGCTAACATGTGATCAAATTCCTTGTGCATCCCATGATTTAGGATCGCCACAACATCTTTAGATAATTTTTCTGTTTTAATCATTGTAGTAATTTATTTTAGAAGCAAGGGCCCTTAAACTCAAACTCTTCGTTCTGCTTCAACTGATCTATGATATTCTTGAAGTTATCGTCAATCAGCTTAACGGAAGGATTCTCGGCCAACATTTCTCTTCTTTCACTTGCGAATTTACGCTTTTCTGCTGTATTTTCCGCTTCCTGAACCTTTTCCTTTAAATTATTTACCTGATCGAATAGTTTAGCCGTTTCATTTCTGAATGAGATATCCTGCTGTCCTTGCTGCGTTTGAGTTGATGGTGGAACTAACTCAGTAATATCCTGTCCAGTCTTCATTGCGTTAACAACTCCCTTGGCAAAGTCTTTTACCTGATTAGATGTGGTGAACTTAAAGCTACCTAAACCGATCTTATCTAGGATTTTGTTCAACGCCTCAATAAACATCTTATACCCTGGAACAGTTAATGTAACTCCACCAGATGCCATATAGCCCAAGAACTCAACAACTGCTTCTTCCTGCTGTATTGCTTTCTCTTTCTTTTTATCTTTATTCGTATACTGTTTAGCAAACTTATTGAAATAAGATTTTGTTTTTATTTTAAATCTAAAACTACTTCCCATAACAATTGTCTGGATAGATTCATAAAGAATATTTTTTAATCCATCAGGAAGCTCCTTATACATACCATGAAACGCTTCGTGGAAAGTAGTAACCATACCATCCATAGAGCTTATTTTTGATAAGTCAATATTTATGGTCTTGCTATCCCTATAATAATATCCCTTTGTACCTCTTCCATCATTTGTTCCATTAGAATCTCTTAGTACACTGTCTCTGTAAGACTGTGTAGTCAAGTGAATAGACACCTTCACTCCTGGAACTATTTTACCTAACGCCTTTAATATGTTAGGTATCGCATTTAACACTCGCTTTTGAAATTTATTTTCAGTAGGAATGTTTTGCAAATCTTCAATGTTGTCTGAAGTAATGTCTACAACATCCTTATTCTGCTGCTGCTCTGCTTCAGCCTGCTGAGTTTCCTCTGTAACGCCTTTCTTAGCGTTATCAATAAGAACTTTATACTTAGCCCTGATTTGTTTTACCTTCTCATCTCTTGCCTTTATAGCCTCGCTCAAGGTCATTCCACTGCTACGGATGTTTGATGTCTTTATCATATCCTGTGCAGCCTTTAACTCCTCTTCCTGCTGTGCCTGCAATACCTGTACCCTTTGATTGATCTGCTCTGGTGTCTGTTGCGGTGCTTGCTCTGGAGCAGCTTGCTGTTGTGCTTCTGCCTCTGCTTTTGCTTTAGCCTTCTGCTCTGCCTTGCCAATATTAGGGAAAGTCTTTACAGTCTTCTGTCCTGTAACAACCTCAGTTACTGCATTGTCAAACTCCTCTGTAGTAACCTCACCAACCTCCATCGCCCTCAAATCGATAGCCATGTCAAGCAATTCATCGTAGCTAAATCCATCTGCTGTAGACAAGGTAACCTCTGGCATCACACCGTTTTCGTTAGCCTCGTTTACTCTGAAGGTAATGGTAGATATCTTGCCTGTCTTTCCGCTAAAGCTAGACGAAACAAACTTTACCTTACCATTTAAATCCTTTCTATTTCCAAGAACGATAGGGGCTCCACTCATAGGAGTTAAAATAACCTCATCCTTCTCGTTGATTTCTACTGAATACTTTCCTTGCTGCTTGAATCCTGTGACGATTCTTGCGAATTTTTTGGCTCCGCTTTTAGCTGTTCCTGTGATCCTTCCAAAGATGTTTTTTGTTGCGTTGACAACCTCTCTAATACTTTGAGTTGTTGTTCTCTCGTTAACATCGACAGTTTCTTCTTTTGTTGTAAATTCATAATTTTCAAGTTTTTCAATTGTATCCATCAACATTTGAGCAGCTCTCTTTCCGTTCTCAGTGTTGTAATGGTTGTCAAGTATATCTTGCAATTGTTTGTATAATCCTCCAATAGCAGAGTTCATGTCCTTCTCATCAATCTCCTCAGCATTATTCATTCTTTCTTCTAAATCTTGAACTAAACTATTTAGGTTAGGAATCTCTGTATTAGCAAATATATCCATCACTGGAGTGCCATTCCTTTCCATGTCATCAATCTGTTCTTGAGTTAAAGGCTGAACCTCAAATACTTTCATAGCCTTTTCTTTTAGGTTTTCACCCTTAGAATTTACTTGACTACCAGCAACAAAAATAGAGAACGAACCTTTTGTGCTATTAACAAATTCCTGATCATTCATTAATCTGTCTAGTTGATCGTAGCTAACTATGTGATCAGTATTGCCTATTCTAAATATAACAAAATCAGATTTTTTGCCTCTTAAAAAATTATTGAAGTTATCCTTTGAATATTTTAATCTTTCCTCTATTAATGATTTCTCATCAGCTGTTAATTCTGGATTTGCTAAAGCCTTCTCTTGAGTTTTATATTCAAACATTAAAGCACCTAACAACATGGTGTCTTCTTTGCTTAATTTCTCTCTTTTAGAAAGACCAGCTAGACTTTGCATCTCCTCTAACGATGATAACATATCATTAAATTCTACCTCTGATACCATACCAGATGTTTGCATTGCAGTTAAAAATGCCCCTGCTGTATTTTCACCTCTAGTTAATAAAATCTCAAATAATTTTTGTTTAGCAAGATTACTGTTTACTAATCCTAATTTATATTTAGCAAACATCCTTTTACCAGAAAGCTCTTGATATGTCGTTTTAGCATAGCTTCCAGCATGTGGAAGAGCCGCCATTAAAAATGATGATGGCCCTACATTTAAAAATGTATTCTTTAAATCACCTGATGCATCTGTCTTAATCGTTCTTTGATATTCTTGATCAATTAATACCTTACCAGATTTATCAGTCAAGGTCTTACCATTAGTAAATAGTATATCAGAAAGGCTTACATTTGCATTGTACATAGCATCCAACTCTACTTTCCTCTCCATTGCATTCTGAGGAAGTTCTTGTAAAAATGTCTCTGTTAACATTTCTGTTCCACCAGCAATACCTGCTCTTCCTGCATATGAAAGTAAACTTTTGCCTTTAACAATATTTTTAAATTCTTCAAAAAAAGGTAACACCTCTAAGCCATATGTTGGCAAAAGTCTTAAATTTAAAAAGGCTAAATCTTCAGCTGCTTTACTAGCCTTCGCTGGATCACCAGTTTTCATTAATATTTCATTATACTTACCGCCAGCCATATCTATGGTTTCAAAAGCATAACCTGCAACTGTCTGAAGAGCAACCCTAGCATATAAAGAAGCACCACCTGTTGCATATCCTAATAATATTTGACCTCCAATTTGTGGAACCATTCTTCCAACCAACTGACCTGTAGATCCAGCAATTTTATATGGATTAAGTATATCCTTCCAACTTTTTAATGATATATCTGGAATACTAAATCCGTACTCTCCTCTATTCATTTCAGCCCCTAATATCTTTAATGCATCAAAATCTAGAACAGTACCAGCATTTTCTAAAGTGCCGCCAAAATTATTCCATACACTTTTACCAAACTCTGTAAATAATCCTAAAGGGCCAAAATTATCCACCTCATTTTTAGTATATATTTGAGCTGTTCTTTTAGATTGATATTTATCAAATTCTTCCTTCCATACCCTTGTATATTCATCAGAAAGCTCCTTTGATATACCCATCGCTTGAAACTGTTTTTGTATATCAGCTATTTTTTTATTCCCCTGTGCAACCCTTTGATCCTGGTAAAGTCTAAATTTATCGTTATAAGATCTTGATAAATCAGCTAACTTAACATTCATTTCTTTTGCTAAGTCATTTATCTGAAGACCTATTTGATCAAAAGTTGTTTTATATTTATCGTTAAATTCCTTTTGTTTAGCCTCAAAAAAAGGAGATGCTTTCTTAACAAAGTCATCATAAAATTTTTTATTTAATGTATTTCTTTCTTGATTATTATATTGACTATTTTCTAACTCTTTAGCCTGTGCTAAATAACTATCATATAAAGCCTTAATGTCAGGATCTGTTTCAGTTAAAGTAGAGAAAAACTTTTTAGACTCTGCTTCTAAATTATCGTTTAATGATTTTTGTTGATCAGATAATGTTTTGATTTGATCTAAATAAGGTTTTGATAATTCAGTACCTTTTACTTTAGCTTCATTAGAATATGCTTTTGATGTATTTTTAATTTCCTCCTCTGTTAATAATTTCTCGTTTTGAGCCTTATTCAACAAAGAAACTTTTTCATCAGCTGCTGCCTCAAATTTTGATTTTAATTTTTTATCTGTATTTTTTGATGCTTCTAACATTCCTGGAAAAGCATTCAAATATGATTCCAGTTTTTTTACTAATATCTCTTTTAAATAAGAAGAATTATTTCCTCCATAATGTGTTAATATTTGTGAGGCTAAACTATCAATCTTTGACTGGCTTACAACGCTAAATCCATTGTTATCTATTGTTATAAAACGCTTATAATTCTTTTCATTAACACCAAACTTTATAATCTCATCAAATTGATCATGAATTTGTTTTATTTTTAAATCGTATAACTCAAGTCTATTATTATATTTAATTCGATCTATGCTAGATAATTTATTTGGAGCTTGCAATTCCATTCCTCCAAATGAACTTCCTCTGCTATCTAATGCCTCTTGATCTTTTCTTAAAATATCTTGATCTTTTTGATGTTCTTCATAAATCTGATCAAAATTGTAAAATGCTGACTGAGATTCCTTCTTTAATTTCTCATCATTAGACAACTGAAAAAATTTATCAGTTGCTTTCTCTCCCTGAGTTGCGTATGATGCAGTAATGTTACCCTTAGAATTATATTTAAAAATTACAGTCTTGCCACTAGGAAGTTTGTACGGAGTAGGTTGTTTGTTGTTAGCATCTAATTCCTTCCTTGCAATAGCTACTTGAGCTGGTGTATATAAAGCCTCTTCCCAAGCATCAGTTGAAACGGTCTCTACTTTGGCAGTTTTGTTATCAGTAGTAGTCATTGGCTCATTAGCTGCCATCCCACTGTTAGCAGGTTTAGTTGGCTTGCCGTATATTTTTGAAAGAAACACAGACTCATCCTGATCAAGATTATCAGCAGGAACAACCTTTTTTAAATTAGAATATAACTGTCTAGCATATTCTTGATCAGCATCAAGTTTAGTATAAAACTCTTGTTCTGATTTTAAACTTAACTTAATTTTACCTTTGCTATTAAGGGCTACTAATCCATTCCAAATTTTCTTCCTAAATGTAGGATCAGGCTTTGGAGTAGGTTTAGGCTTCTCCTCCTCTGTTGTAGACGATGCCACAAGATCGGAGCTAGGTATATCTAAACTAGTTTGATCAACTTGAGTTATATCTTGTTCTTCTGCCATCTTGTTTTAATTATTTAAAGTCAATTACATCGTTTGTCTCTTCACTTCCCCAGCCATCCCAATCATACATTGAGTTGATCGCTTTGCCACCTTTATTTTCATAGTAAGAAGCTCCTATTCTATCAAATTCCTGATTAGGCTCTACATATACGTAGAATGAGTTTGTTCTGTCAAGAGAAATACCCTCAGCTCCTTGTATAATGCTTGTGTATTTAGCATATATCTTTCCACCTATCTTAACATAATCATCTATCGTTCCTTCCTTCATAATTTGCGATACCTTAGATTGACTAACTGGTGCTAAGTTTGCTGGATCATAAAACTGTTTATCTTTTAAATCTCCTGGGGTATACACAAAACTTTTTGGATCAGCATTCTGTTTAGTTTTTTGAATTTGGAATCCTGCTGCCTGCTCATCTACTTCATCCATATAAAAAGCATCAACTACTCCAGGTTTTACCCTAACATACATTACTTTTTTACCATTAAATGTGTCGTATACAGGGTTGTCACCATTCTTCTTCAATTTAGCAGCTATCTCATTAAGTTGTGCTTTAGTATTAATAGCATCTAATGCTCTAGCACCTTTTATTGTTTTTACACCACTACTAGCACTCATAGGCCCTCTATCAATAGTCCTAGGCTGATTATTAATAATAATCTTAGAGTCTGATTTTTCAGTTACAGTACCTACCTTTGTATCAGCATAATTAAATCCACCTTGTGCATTGTAAGCATCTATATCCTTTTGAATTGCTCTCTTAGCAGCTAACTTTAATTTTTCTTCTTGTGACAAACCCTGTAGTGTTTGATCTTTATTTATTGCATCATATTCTAAAACAGTCTTTTTATTCCATAACTCATTATCTGTTCTATACAAAGATTGTATACCAACGTCAGAAGCTAACTGTTCTTTTAACTCTGTAATCTTTTCTGGCTTTATAGTAAATGTTTCAATTGTTTTAGTATCCCATACACCGTTTACCTTAGTTTCTTTTTTTTCATTGGTTGTAATCGCTGATGTATAGTTTGAAGGATCATTCTTTATTTTTGCAAATTCATCAATAATCGATTTAGGTTTTGCAAGTGTTGGTGACGAAACAAAAGCCCAGGTAGCACTTTGAGTTCCATCAGTTAATGTTGCTACTGAGTTGGGATCTGCAACCACATATATCCCTTGTCTGTTAAGCTCTAACTGATTATTTGGATTTAAAAAAGGTAACATATTGCCATCTTTTGTTGCTTGATTATATAAATCAAGAACGGTAGCAGATATTAAACCCTCTCCTGCCTTTTGTCTTATTTCATTTTCTATTTTTGACTGATCAACAGCCATATTAGATGAAGTATTATAATTTGTTCTTTCTGTTAAAAAAGTTCCTAGTGTTGTGTTAGGATCATTTTTTGCAGCTGTAAAAGTATTGTCTAAAGCCTTAGCCAAATCTGATTTGTTCTTTTGAGCTTGTAACGATGTTAATCCTTTTTGCTGATCTAATGTAAGGATCATCTTTTGTAATTCATCGTTACTCTTAGCTTGAGCCTTAGCCTTAGCTGTTCTGGCTGCTGCAATCGCCTTGCCCATGTTCTCTATACCTCTGTACAGAGAGTCAAAGGAAACCGTATCGCCAATATTTTTAAACGTATTAAAGTTTTCTGCCATTATGTTGTAGATTTAGTTGCATACATTTGTCCAAGAGATGAAAGACCAGCACCGATTCCTCCTGCTACGTTAGCCAATCCTTGCTGCTGTAACTGAGCTGCCGCCTGTCCAGCACGATCAATTCTTTGGTTTGCCATCATCACATCTTGGTTGATTGCTTGCTGCTTCTGATTTAACAATCCTGTATACTGCTGTAATCCCTGCATTCTTCTGCCAAAATTCTGGCCTGCCAATGCACCGATCTGATTAATCATTGTAAAGTTATTAAGGCTATTCACATATCGTGCCAGCGATCCACCTCCCATAGACTGAGCGTTTAGCTGGTTAGCGTAGTTTGCACTAGCAGCTCTTTTCATGAACTCATTAGTCTCGGCAGCACCAAGACCTTGCTGTGACATATCCTTATACTGATTCTCAACAGCTCCAAACTCCTGTAATCTAGCACCAGCCATTGTCTGTCTTGGTAACTTATCTATCCTTTCTGCCTCTTTCTTCCCTTCTCTATACTGTAAATATCCAACCCCAGCTCCTATCAAAGCACCACCAGCAGCCATCCATGGAGCAGCTCCTAATCCCTCTAATTGTCGATGTCCTAGTAAATTCATATGATTATTTTTTTAATTATTACAAAGATATTTATTTTTTCCCTTGTGACCTATACGGCTTGCTATAGTTTTTAGAAGACTTTAAGCAGCTACAGCCTTTCTTGCTGTGTACCCCTGGTCTTCTAACCTTTGCCTTTTTCTTGAATGTACTGCTTACCTTGGCAGTAGTTGGTTTCTTTGCCATTATTTTTCAATCACTTTTTTAGTAGTTCCATCAGAATACTGATAAACTTTAATGTCACCGATATTAATAATTCTAACTAAGTCAGGCGATTGGATAATAGGGGCCGATGTGAATGATCCTGTAATCCATGTGCTGTTATAAGTACCTGTTGAGTTACATTCTTTTCTAAACTGATACACATAAGTTGTGTTAGGTACTAATGGACTTATTGTATATTGATTTACTGTATCCCCTACTATTCTTGTAGTCCATGCAGTAGCTGTTGATTTCTTGTATTGAATCTTATATCTCACTCCACACGCATCATCAGTCCAATTGAATCTGTTAGATGTAGCCGTTAAACTGTCTAAGTAGTATGCAGGCTGAGGGCAATTGCACAGGGTAGTGAAGTATTTCATTGTAGAGTAAGCAGATAATGTTGTTCCATTGATAGATGCTATTGCATACTCATAATTAGTAGAGTAACTTAAAAGATAAATAGCTTTAGTAGCTGTGTCTGGAAGTGTAATATACTTCCACGTTGTAGCACCAACTGCTCTATACATAATCTTATACCCTGTAGCACAAGGATTCTTTGTCCAATTAATAGTCACTGATGTACCTTTTGGTGTAGCTACTATATTGGTAGGAGATTTAAAGCATTCATTAATCAATACCGAAACCTTATAAACTGAATCGCCTGATGTGCCTCCATTATTATTAGCAGCCATCAATGCTCCACTCATCTTAACCTGTCCTGATCCAAGAGCAGGTGCTACCCAATTCCACGACCATGATGATTGGCTGTTACCACTCTGCGTATGGGTAATGTACTTCGTTCCTGTTATCTTAGTCTTGCTTGTGTTAGTAACTACCATTGTGCCTTTGTAGTTACCTAAGCTATCTTGAGGACTTGCTTGAAATCCAAACCTCACATAAGTAGGCTTGTTAACCGTAGCAGTAAATGTATAGGTAGATCCTGGTACATAACCTGTTGATGGAATATTACTTGTAATCTTCGCAATAGATGTATCAGCAAAGACTGCTGTTCCAGAATGGCATCCACTTGTAGCACATGACTTATAGCTTGATGCTTTATCAAAAGCGTAACCAGATGGAGCCCCATCAGGAGAGCTAATGATGTTGTGTGTTAATCCTACTAAAAATAGGACAATTGCGATGAATGTGATTGTGTTTTTCATATTATAATTATTTACAATTTATTTAAAGACTTTACCATTTTTATTTTATCTACTTATTTCTTCCCAATCCATTGAACCAAATACAGTTTCATTATTTGTACCTGCCGCTAAAATTAATGTAAATTCAGAAGCTACTCCTGTTAATCCATTTCTTTCTAATTGAGTAGATAATAAAGCTGCCCTTAATATATCTACAGAAACACTTGTGCTTGCTGTAGCTGTAAAATATCCTGATGCAATAACTCTACCTCCTGCAAAAGAAGTTCCTGTTATATTATACTCTACACTAGAGTTTGCTCCTGCACTTACCCATGCACCACCTGTAGTAGTACCTCCTGACACAACTTGCCAATTAAAATTAGCTGCTGTATTTCCTATTGCAGAGAGAGCTGTTGCTACAGCTATAGCATCTAACCTTGTTGATTTAAGTCTTATAGAGACAACAGGATAAAATGTACCTGCCGTAGTCAAAGTTTTAGGCGTAGTAATTGGTGTACCTACAGCTTGTTGTGAACCACGAAGTTCATAACCTCCCTCAGATAATACACTAGAGCAGATTTGTTTTAATGTACTAACTCCACTTGTAGCACCTGTATTTCTTATTTCATATCTAAGCGGTAACGAAGCAGTTGTAATATAGGTAGAGGTTATTAAGTTAGCATGGTGAAACTTATGACAAACATAAAAATTACCATCTATAACAAATCCCATTCTAACTGTCCCAAGACCTAGCCACTCAATATCCATAAATAATATTTGAGCCTTTGAAATATCTAACACTATCCCTGAAGGGCCAGTACCATCCATTTTGTCAACATTCCATGATGATTGATCTACTACAGATTCAGTTACTGATCCAGTAACTAAACTTCTTTCAACAAAGCTAAGAGTAGCGTTATTTAGCTGAACATATAAACCATTCTGAGTTCCATAATATCCAACTCTTTGCCTAAGATTTATTTTAGCAGGGCTCATTACAAAAGTGCTTAACACAAGCAAACTTTTACCAGGTTGATATGCAAATACTTTAATAGTTTCTCTTATAACTTCAGAGCCTGAAGACGCTGTAACAGCTAAGTCTACTAAACCTTGATTTGCATTAAATGTAGTAGTTCCTCCTGTTGCAGTAGATGTAGACCACAGCCCATTATCAGCATACCTGTGGCTTGAATCAAATAAAGTAAATGGATTGCTAACCCTAAGCCTCCCAAATGCATCTAAGTTTGTAGAGTTTGAAATACTAACCTGAGTTGCCGATGTATCTTTTAGTGCGTATCCCTGCATATTAATATATTTCTGATCCGAATGCCATAAACTGAACTGCCCTGTTGCTTGACGATACATACACAATATCTGATGCAGATAAAGTAGTTCCTATTGTTGCAATAAATGTATCGCCTGACTTTAAAGGTAAGTTATAGTAAAGATAGTCTGCCTTGTTTGCAAACAGATTTGTTGAAAAAGATTTTTGTATTCTTATCTTAAAAGTTTCTATCCCTGTACCAGTATTGCACACCGTTATAGAGCTAACTACCGTAGATGTTCCAGATGGAACAGTATACAATGGAGCCTCGTTGGTAGTAAAATTATCAGATACAACTGATGTATATGGCGGAGTGATTGTAGTTAGTGTTCCTGTGAATGTTGTAAAGGTAAATATATCAGGAGTAGTCAATATAATGTAGTCTCCAGATAACTCTGGATCAATAGATCCCGATGGTATAGTAACGATCTGTCCTGGAACAAGAAAGTGTCCATCTGTATTGTCAACGGTGTAAGTATTGTATGTGCCATCTGTATCTGCCGTTACAATATGTGCCTGTAGCCTGTGTGCAATAGCACCTAATATCTTATAGTTTGCTGCCATTTATGCTCCCATTAATAATAAAGGCGATAAGCTATCGCTAGTGTTCAAAGATACTGTATTGCCAGCAATATTCATACCATCGCCAGCAATTAACTTATCCTGCTTGCTAGCTATTGTTGCATCTATCTTGTCTACTTTATAGATAACCCCAGATAGTATATTTGCAAGAGTTGATCTATTAATTATATACTCTCTCTTGTCTGCTATAAGGTTCTTTAACGGCTTTAAGTAATCCATATTATTTATTATACATTCTATTTCTTGCTCTTATTTTTAATACAAACGATCTAATAGCTTGTCTTGTACCTGGAGTCATTGTATACTTAACACCGAACCACCTTCCGTATACTCTAGTTGTATCCCCATCTGGAGTTGCGTTATTCTTTACAGGTGTTCTGTACATCCCCTCTACAGAAGCAAAATCATTATTAGCAGATAACATATATGTGCTGTGCTGTGCAGATCTTACATCTACCCTAACAGGGGTTGTATTAGCATCAATAGATATAGCCTCAGCTGTTTTAATCAGCTCAGGATTATAATTAATCACTCCCTCAATAAATGCGTTCTCTTGTAAATCATCATACCAAACACATTGACTTCCTCTATCATTCTCATAAATATATTGACCATAATCACTTAAAGGAATAGGTGTTAAATACCCATCCTTAAATGGCATGTAAATCTTTGGCTTAGGACTATAGAATGTTGTAAATCCGTTCTTATCCTCAGAGAATACAATCGTAAACTCGTTATAGTATTCGTTGTTGTCATGAGGAATAACAGTCCATTCCTCAATATTAAAATCAGGCTCAAAAGTATTTGAATCAACATTACTTATAAAAAACTCACCTGTTTCATGGAACTCATCATAGCCACTTCCTGTATAAAAAACAACATCACCCTCATCATATGTATTATCAGGATTCCATGTATCAACTATTTTCTTAGCCCTAAATGTAAACAGTGCCTCGTTATATTTTTCGTTCCATACACCACACACACCTTCGCCATGAGCTGGCGTGTCGTACATCTGTATAAACCCTGTATTGTTCCATATAAATGAGTCAATATTAGACCTAACGCTAATAGGAACTACACCATCGTAAGCAAAACGCATAATCTTTCTAGTGGTAGCATCGTACCAGTAAAGAACATCATTACCTCCCTTTGATCTGCCTTTTATTACAGACCACTTGTTTCTTAGTCCGTAAGTAGAAAGCGTCTCTCCTCTTCTAGATAACACCTGACCACCATCTCCCAGTACAATCTGAGAGTCAGGATTAGATATCATTGTAGTAGAGTTAAAGAACTGTCTGTTCATAGATCGCTCTTGGAATGTAATCAGCTGACCATTATAAATCTCGTGATGATTAATATCACCAAAAGATATATCTAAATCCTTCCTGTTGCTAGGCTTAATATATGAATAAGAGTCAATCAACGATTCCTGTAGCTTAGGTTCAGAATAGTAAACTGTAGCTGGCTGTTTATTTTCGTAATAAATATTAGAATCGTAAATAGCTAAAGAATTTATTGTATTTTTATCGCTAAACGAACCGTTGTACGAAACTGTTTCAGGTAGATATACTTTATTAGATGTGTCTGTATGAGCAAACCAGGCTTGAAATTGATTTTTATCTTGAGGAGTTGGAAAATCAAAAGGCCATACCCTATTGTTTTGAGTTTGTCCCTGAGGCTCTGTATTATATCTTAACTGAGGATTTACTCTTGACTGAGAATAAAACTCAATACCAACACCATACCTTCCACCATCTGAATCACCATTTCCATTTTTATTGTTAGGATCTGTATATCGATACCTTAGTAAGGATTTGCATGTATATGTATCGCCACCAAACACATTAACTTCGTTTAATGTAGCAAGTGTACCTAATTGTGTAGTATCGCTTTGTAAATCATAATAAGCCCCTGTTGGAATAAGTGTTCCTATATTACTATTCCCATACTGCTGATCTGGCGTTAATGGTCTTGAATATGAGATTAAATGAGTAGCATAATCACATGTCCTTCCTGCACTAATTCCAATAGGATTAATATCTGAATCAGTAAAAAATACATGACCTTTATTGTGAGTCATATAATCATCATATGGATTTAAGGCCCCCCATCTAACCTGCCACCACTTACTATAAGTACCATAAGCACTAGTATCAACCTTAACATGTTCTTTTTCATCTAACCATGGTGTTGGGCCACATAAAACAGTAGTATCTAAGGCTGTTGTTTCATATACAGTATCCCCATAGTTTCCACAGAAATAAAATGATGCAAAACTATGTTTATTAGTATAGCTCGAACTGCTATTATAACCTCTTGGTGGTGTTGTTGTTAAAGAGTTGTAAAAATAATTATCATAGTGACCATAGTTGATTACCTCATCAATATTACTGTATTGTATTCTTTCATTTGAAAGTAAATGATCTTGAGAATAAAACTCTATTGATCTTCTGTATACCTCTGTTGTATATGGAGGATTTGCAGGAATAAACAAATCATTATATAAATCATTATTTATAACATCATTATCAAATGTTTCGCCTGAGACAACATCTCCAATAAATGGGAATGATGTATATCTAGATGTAACATATGGATTATCAGATGATAAAGAACCATAAATATTAATAAATGAAGTACCACTAGTGTTTGGATTATTTACATAATGTCTTGCAAAGTTATTAGTTGGAGTTAAATCTAGTCTTAGACCTAACACCCCTAACCCATTTGCAAGGATTGTTTTTTCCTTTACATCAGCCCTGAATATATGAATCTTGTTTATTACTTTTTTTGCATCTACTCCATTAATAGCTGGCAGTACAGATGGAATAGTAACATTTACATATGGGATAAGAGTCTCAGCTTCATCCAACAAACAGTTGCCATAGAATCCATCTCCTGCTGATGTGTTTGTATTTAAAGTATAATCAGTAAATGTAGATGAACCGTTTCTTTTATTTAATGGATCTGCTGGAGCATCTGCATCTGTACAAATCTTAGCATCAAATAAATAATAAGCATCAGACAGTGTACCATCTAAGTATTCAACTACGCCATAGAAACGATATGTCTCGTTCATCATGTACCCTACATACTTAAACGAGTTTTCTGGATCCATGTATTCTCCAGTATCAACAATCTTTGAATTATACTGGTAAACTGTAGTAGGATCATGTCTTTGAGTTAATGTATTATCAGGAGAGAATGTGCCTATTGAGTCTATGCTTTTCTTCTCAATGCTGTATGTGATTGTATCAAACAAATTAACTAACGATGCTTCGTTGCCAGCAACATTAACATTTGAAAGTATTAATCGGTTATCTAAGGCTCTAATGTTTTTAGCTTTCTTAATAACAAATGTAGAGTTCTGTAGCTGAGATATAGGGCCTAGCTCTGCAACATCTGTCTCGTATCCATCGTGAGTGTATACTATAGATGTCTGGCCTAGAGCTAACTTAGTTCTTCCAAACGTATAAGCCTCTGTGGAAAACAGTCCTGTTCCAACAGTTGCATCCTCTACAAATCGTACATAACAAAACTGAATATAGTCGTAAGAATTGTTATCACTCCACGATACGTTAATAATGTTTGACTTCCCAGAGTTTGTGTCTGCATCGCCACCATAGATAGTCCATGGAGTATCACCATAGAATGTTGAGAAAGGATTGCTTAACAAAGACCAGTTGGTGCTAACACCTTCCTTTGTTGTAAACCTAACAGCATATCTGTAGTTACCACAATTTAATTTACCATTATCCTGGCCACCATAGTCAATAGTAGCACCAGCGTATCCGTACTGAAGCCTTGTCTGCTTTGCAATACTTCCAATAACGTACTTGTTCAAAGAGTTTACGTTATTCAACGCACCATCTGTAGTATAGTCACCGTAGTAATAAAATGATCTTGGCACATTAAAATTATCTGTCCAGTATATTGATACACCTCGGTTGTTTTTCTCTCCAATAACATCTGCCTGATAAAGTGTAGAGAAGGCAAACTCTCTTGATACTAGTAATCGAGTATATGCCCATGTTTCATCATTCTCGTTCTTTCTTGCTACACCTATTGTTCCGTATCCAACCGATGCCTGTGATATATAAACATCTCCTACAGGAGCGTTTACTACATAGTATCCAACTAAACATATAACATCGTATGAAGGATTGCTTGTATTTTTTGAATATACATGCTGCCCAGAGTATTCTGTTATATCATTTGGATTATCGGAATATAACTGTAAAACTCCTTCAGAAGCTAAAGTATTATTTTTATCAATTGAAAAAGTAGTCCCAGGAGAGATATTATTTAAACCTGTCGCCAAATATTTAGTATCTGATAATATTTCAAATTCATTAGGTGTACTTAAAATAAATAAATCATCGTCAATATTTACTGATCCTATTACCTTGTTTGCTCCTGAGTGTACAGTCATCACTGGATCTTGCGTTACCGATACAACCCAGTCTGCATTTGATGATGTTATAGAATAATCAAATCCAGTAAATTGATATGGTGAACCAGCAGGATCATATGGAATTATTTCAACTCCAAATCCAGCACCTGAAGAACTAAATATTAATAGATAATCAGAAGAAGAGAATAAACTGTTTACTCCTGCCTCAAAACTAACTGGATCCGATATAGCTGTTATTGTTCCAATAACAACACCATTGCTATAATAAAATGTTAAATCAGTATCTCCAGTTATATCTCCATACTCAATAAAGTATACCTTATTCCTTGCATTAATACTTTCAATATCAAATACCCATTCGTTTCCATACACATTCTCGTGGCTTCCTGTTGTCTGCCCTTCACGAGTAAAATATCTTACATTCTTGGCATCTAGATAGTCTCCCTGATTAATGTAAGCAGGTTCCATATCTAAGTTCAACTTACCGTTGTTGCCCTGTACTATTGATTGAGTAGACATATTATTTTAAGTATGGATTTTTACCAGTTATTAAAGCATTTACCGTAGCCATGATTTCAGATCTTCTGTGTCTTGCATCCTTCTTGACAGCGTTACCTCTGCACCAAGACTTCTGTGCTACCCACTCCTGTCTGAATGACTCTACCTGATCTGGCATGTATCCAGAAGGATCTAGCTGAGTTACTCTGTAAGACATAGCATACTGATAGCATGCATAAGCAATCAAAGCTCGTGAGTGATCTTCTGGGAAGCATGGCAATCCGTTTGCATCGATTGACCTAGCCTCGTATGTTAATAAGATATAATCTGCTGGGGCCTGTGAGTTAAACACAATCTCGTTACCTACAATCTGAAATGTATCAGAGAAGTTTACCATAGAGTCATCAGCACAGTCACAGCCACTAGCGTATAGATAAGGTGCATTTACATACAACGCTCTTCTACACTCCCCCCCATTACCTACCGACACGCTCTGTTGATCAACATGAATGCCTAGCAACCTAGCTGCAATCAACACATGATAATCCTCTGGAAGAGTAGCACTGCCGTTTACAATATCTAGCTTCTTCTGCTTTAGAATGTAAGAGTCTAGTGCGTTGATGCTCTTTGCTCCCTGAAGGATATAGTGTTCCAGTGCCATGTCTGGCTGGTTTGTATCTGTAAGCCTCAACCTAATCTTAGCAGAGGCTATAATTTCTTCTATGTTTGTATAGTTCATTATTGTGGTCTATATGGAGTTGACTGTGCTACCTTTGAGTCTGATTTGTTTGGCACCCTGTCTATAGGCTGCTGTGCAACAGACATAAACTTTCTTAATATTAAATCCTCGATCATTCCTATCAACTCTTCGGTTACAGGATACTGATCTAAGTCTTCGTTGAATGTAGGACACTGCAAAGGATCTTGATATAGCATTAATATCTTTCCAGACTTTACTCTGTTAGAGAAATGCAACTCAATATGGTCAGCGTATCTAACAACGCCTACATACCTTCCTGTGTAAGGATCCTGTAATGGTAAGTTTAAATATAATGATAGTTCCGACTGTGAATTAAATATTCTAAATCCTCTGTTTGTGCTGTTACCAACAAACAACATACCATCTGTTCTTCCATCGATTCCAATCCATGTAGGAACATTATACCTTGTTATGCATGTTGAGTTAACGTCAAGCTGTACATCTGCATCGTATACTAGCTCAAATTCTTGCTGCCATATAGGATTTATCTTTCTATACTTTGCAAAACTCTGCTGAATAGCTGTAGCCCTAGCAGTATTTAAATGGGCCTTAACGAAGTCCCTGCTAAATCTAGTTTCATCTGTCTTGATGCCAGCCTGAACATTAGATGTTATTCTATCAACTAATTCTTTGTATGTCATGGATTCTGGATTATTTCGTTTTCAATTGATCTGTATAGTTCTGGATCCCTTGTAGCCGCTGAGAATATGTTAGCAAACTCATTCGCCACAGAGTATAAAAACTTGTTTGTGTACACCAACTCTAAATCATCGTATGCATCTGTTACATCTACGAAATAGTTAGGCTTGTGAACATAATCAATATAAACCCCAGTACATATGTCTGTGATAGGATAAATCATGATTGAGTTCTCTCTATCCTCAAACGCTGGCTCGTATATCTTTGGAACATTGTTCTTGTTGATCTTACCATCGCTAAAATAAGGTGTGCAGTATTCCTCATAAATATAGTGAGCATAAAAATCATCTGATCCCCAATAATCTATCAAATCAAAAGGAATAGAATATCTTTTATCAGATATTTGAGTTACTGTTTGATTTACATAGTATTGATATGGATCCTCGCTCTCGCCAAAAATTCTTATTTTACTTCCAGTCCTTAACTTTGTTTTTGTTTTAAACTCAATAATGGTAGGATTTCCCTGCGTAACAACTGTAAAAAAATCATTTGTTAATGGAGTTGCTCCAAATACTTTATTTGTTCCAACCCTTGGCCCTATAAACGATGACTTAATAGTAAGCAGTCTCATATAGTCATCAACCTGATACGGAGTTGTGAAACTTCCACCACCTTGATAAGGCCCAGTTGTTGTATCTACTATATTAATAGTAAAGCTATAATCATCAACTAAACTTTGAACTCCACCTGTGCCATTGTTGTTAGTAGTTAAAAATCCTAAGTTATTCCATGTTATTGTAGCTGATGCATTTAAGTTATGCTTAATTGGAGATGTAAATGTTAATACAGTACCTACTAATGTAGCACTTGATATTAAAAAAGGAACTTTATGAATAGTATTTGGATTAACTGCATTAAATGTAGGCCCACACTGAACATACTCATTCGTCTTAATAAGAAAACTTAGCTCGTCATATATCTTTTGGTTATCCATTACGGCTAACTTTTGTTCGATAACATTATATAGAGCTGTCTTAAATATTCTGTTTGCCTTGGCCGTACTTAGCCAGTCGCTATAGTCTTTATCAATCAGTGATTGAGTGTATAGCCATAAGTCATTACCTGTTGTTGCCATAACTACAAAGATAATAAAAAAGGGTAGATTTCTCTACCCTGAAACTAACAACTAAAAAAGGAAACTATGAAACTATTTCTTCTTTGATGCCTTTGCCTCTGATGCTCCTAAAAGCTCGTCAGATTTCTCAGTTTTTACAAACATATAGTCCATCTCCTCTAGTCTAGGCATGATATGCTCCTTGTAAATTCTGTCCTCACGCTTTGCATAGGCAATTAGGTCATTAAATGATGTACCAACAAATGTTGTGCCATGATAATAATTATGTCTGCTACCATCCATCTTATCGCTAACAATACCATTCATCAATGCCTTACGCATATTAACAATGTATTGTTTTTCTAGCTCCGCCTTTTCAGTAGAGAACATGCTGATAAAGTTACTCTTTTTTGTAGCATAATCAACATCTACAATAGCTAATCCATTAGGAATATCTCCCAGCTTAATAACAAGCTCGCTCTTTGTCTTTCTTCCTGGCTCTACACCGTAGTAGTACATAGCATTTCTTAACTCTAACTCATCCATTTCGTTAAGTCTGTTCATTACCTTTAAGCTCTCTAGCCACGCATCATATTGATCGTTAGACTTCTCCTGCTCGCTGTGCATGTCGTACATAGCAGATCTTGTAAACTTAGTAGGCTTTCCATTACGAGTCATCAAAGGATGCTCTGCAAAGAATATCTCTACTAGATCCTTTCTTCTTTTGTCATAAGCATCGTTAGAATCTGGATCGTAGCTGATAATATATTCTGGCATTCTTTGGCTAAATGTGATATTCAAAGATGCTGGTAAATTTTTGTCCGACTCGTCTGCCTCAATGTAAGCATCCTCAGATACCATTAATCTGATTTTTCCTGGTGCGAACTGATAAGAACCACCTAGGATCATTCCGCTTGGTGTTTCGCTTGTGTTTGGTTTAATAATGATTTTGTTTGCCATAATATTTATTTAATAAATAAATTGTAATTGTTTATAACAAAGGGGTAGTTTCCCACCCCTTTGAACCGAATTGTATCGATTAGAATGCTGCGTATCCTTCTGGATTTACAGTTGAAGAAATAGCACTGTTTGTTCCAGTATAACCAGATAACAAGTTAATTGCAACAAAACGAAATGCTGTTAAGTTACCTGAACTAGTTGTACCATCTACGAAAACGCTATGCTCCTTCGCAATAGGTGTTCCACCTTGAAGAGATACATCGTTCCAGTTAACCTTAACCTGAGTGTAAGAAGTAGCTGCTGTTGCACCTACGATACCACGCAATGCTAATTCAGAACCTAAACCACGACCTGGTGTAGCAACAACTGCAACAGTTGGAGCTGCTGATCCTGTAGTATTTGTTAATACGTTAGCATCAGTTGTTGGGCCGTAAGTTACAGTAGCAGAGGTTACAGTAGCATTATTAGATACATTACAACGAACTAAAAAACTCTGTCCTGCTGCATATGTACTACCATCGTGCATTGTAATTGTTCCTGTTTCACTAGCATTTAATGTGATCTGAAGTAATACTCCATTAGCTAAACCGTTACCAGTTACTGGCTGAGTTCCAGTAGCACCTGTTAATGTAGTTAAGTTAGAAGCAACACCTGCTGTGTAAGTAGTAGCAACTGTTAAAGCCGTACCAGCTGCACTTAAATAAGTAGCTGCCTGAGATAAACCAGAACCTAAACTTATTAATATTACATTCATATCAGAAGATCCTGATGTTGCTGTTAAAACAATAGTTGAAGTTCCAGATGCAGTTACAGCTAATTCACGCTCTAAGTTAATCATAGCGATAAATGCTGCACTAATTGTAGTAGCTGAATCACCGCTAGCTGCTGCATAGCTAAATACTTTAGATACGTTGCGACCTAAAGTTTTAACAAACTGCTGAATACGGATTGAATAAGTTTGTGCCCCAGAAGCTGCTGTTGGAGTTAATGTAATCACCTCACGAGCTTCATTGATAGGATCTAAAATTACAGCAGATACTGTGTTTTTAAAATTAATGTTTGGAGCCCCAGTCATTCTTAAGAAGCCATTTACAATGTTCATGTCTGTTGTAGCAGCTGAACTTTGGGCTCCTGGGGTAATAATGTTATATGTTGATATTGATGCCATTTTTTTATATGTTTTTTAAGTTAGACGTTTGATTAAGAATTAATAAGCAAGTTCCATCCAACCCATACGATAAGACATGAAATCATACGCACAGTCAGTGTAGAAACCTGTAGTTACAGCATCGTTATGATTAACTGCAAGAACGAAGTCTCCGTTACGTAACATTTCACCTGATCCACCACGAAGGTTGCTACCTACGATACCAGGAACATAGTAATATACCATTTCCTCGTCACCGAAGTAAACTTTCTCCATTGCTGGAAGTGAACCACCACCTACTGCATCATAGCTGTTGATATCTAGAACGATACCTGTATATTGCATACGAGTAAAGTTACCAGCACCAGCGATGCTTGAAGTTTGTGGGAAACGTGAACGGTCGTTCAAGATTGGAGCGTGGATTAAGTTAACATGAACACCATTGATGTCATATTGACGAACATCTAATCCTTTTACTGAAGCACCACCGAATGTGTTAGCTTGACCAGCATACTGGATGTATTGAGATGTAAATCCTTGGATACGGTTTAATAAACCACGACCTACTAACATGTTGATTTCAACATCAGCAGCGTTTTGACGATCTGCGATCTCGTTGATGAAGTTTTCGAAATCAGCTTGAGTTGGTAAGTTAGCTAATGATTTGTAAACACCACCACGATTTGGATCCTTGATAGATGCTTTTAATCCCATTGTGTGGTTAGTTGTACCACCTGTTGTGCTTGTTCCCATGTAAGAGAATAAAGAACGGTGTTCCATAGCACGAGCGATACGTTGCATCATGATCATATCTTGAGCTGAATACCAGTAATCTCCTTGGAACTCTACCCAAGTTTGAGATGCATCTCTACGATATAATTCTACGTTTTCACGCATGATTGCAGTTTGGTTAGTAACGTACTGAGGATACTCATACAAACTAGCCATTGCTCCTGATCCACGATTAACTTGAGCATTCCATAAAGCTGTTGCATAAGTTCCAGCAACGAACATTGTAGATGCATTCCAAGCTGTAGCAGATGTACCGTTTGGAGCGATTTCCATTTCGATGAAACCAGCACCTGCGTTTACAACACGTCCCATATTATCAGCAGCAGTACCATCAGTGATGATTTCTGTTACACGAAACTTGTCGTAAGTAGGATCAACGAAATTAACACGCAATAAAGAACCGTTTACAGCGTTACTAGCTACCTGAGCTTGAACAACTGAAAGTCCCATAATCGGCTTTTGGAAGATACCATCCTTACCCACGATTCTACGTGAAGAAGCAACCTTACTAACGATAAGGTCTAGGACATTATAACCTCCAGAAAAGTCGAACACGATAGAAGACTTGTCTTCTTTCGCTAAACCATTAAGAATTAAGTTATTCTCAAATGGTAGATTTGAAATCTGATTTAAGGTTTGTTTTGACATTTTTTAATTTTTTTAGATAAATTTTAGTACAGTTATTTGTTGCCAAGCATATCCATTAACGATCTTCTGCCTGCAACTCTTTCCGCTGCTTGTTTTCTAGCTGCCTCGATATTCTCCTTTAAAGAATTTCCAGGAACCGCTGGTGAAGCCGATGTACCAGTTGTTGTTGTTGGCCTAATTCGATCCTTCATCGCCTCGTCAAATCCTGCTGTTCTGCCGATATCAAATGTACTCTTCAGGAGTTGTTTTCCGTACAACTTCCAGATTGCCATTTCAATACCTTCTTTCACATCAAAACCTGTTAGACGATTCTTGTCATCTAATTGAGCCATCAGTGGAGCCATTGCTGGAATAGTTTCTTTGATGTTGTTGGCCATACTCTCATCAATTAATAAACTCTTCCATCTCTGCCCCTTCATTTTATTTAAAACTTCGTCAAGTTCTTTGTCAGCCTTGGATGCAATTTCGTTCATTCTTTGTTGCTCCGCTTGCTTTTCGTTACTCATTTTCTCAGTGAAGGATTTTAGCCTTTCAGCTGATTGTGATTTGTATATAGACTTTAACTTAGTTTCTTCATCTTTCCTTTCTAGACGAGTCATTGAGTTGTACTTATCAAGCTGTTCCATAACAGCATCGTCTAAGTCATCACCCTCAAATCCCATCTCTACAGCTCTTGCTCGGTACATATCCTCTATGTCCATTTCCCCAACACTTAAATCTCCAACTTGTTTAGCAAACTCTGCTACATCTGTTTTACCAGACTTAACAAACTCTGCAAAAGCTGCGATAAGAGGATCGTTTAAAGTATTCTCATACTCTTGAAGTTTAGTTTCAATTTCTTGATACTTTCTTTTATCCTCCCTCTCATCTGGGGCCTCACCCCTTAATCCTGTATCGTCAAAAGATGTTTCATCATCGTTCAAGAAAGAAATAAAATCTTTCTCGTAATCGTCTAATGAGTTCTCATCTCTATCCTGGTTCATCTCTACAACCTTAGCTTCTCTCTCTGTTTCCACAGGGGCTTGCTCTTGTTGTTCGGCCTGAACAGGCTCTTGTTTACTCTTTTTACTTCTAGATGTCTTTTCTTTCTTTACATCTTGAGTCTGAGTTTGCACCTCCTGTTGTGCTGTTTCAACCTGATCCTGCACATCTGGTTGTGCATTTTCAAATGTTGGTTCACTTACTGTGGAGGTTGCTTGATCGTTAACCTGCTGAACTGGTTCGTTGTCAGACAGCTTTTTAGCCAATTCCTCAGCAAAACTGGAAACTGCTTTCGATGGTTGATTCATATGTGCAAATATAGTTAAAAATTAAATATTAACAATTATTGTTGTGGAGGCATTTGTTCGCCACCTTGTTGCTGTTGCTGCATCATCTGCTGTTGCATTTGCTGTTGCTGCATTTGCTGTTGAATTTGTTGAGTCTGCATCTGAAGCTGAGGCTGCAATGGACTCATTGCTGGCTCTTGTGTGGTGTCATGAAGCTGTGTTGCCCCCTTAACCCATGCAGCTAACTCAGCTCTGTAGTTTGCATTATCCTCTTTCAATTGCTGCAACGATGCTGTAAACATCTCTGATGCTTGTTTCATCTGCATCTGTGCCTCTTGCATTGCTTGTTGTTGCTGAGATTGTTCTTTCTTAGCTCTCTTCATTTCAAAGTCTAACATATCTACGGCCTCTGTATAAGACTTAGAAGACTCTAACTTTAATATTGAAGATGGACTAACACCAAACGTAGGATTCTGTGACCATGCCTGTGCATACGATAGAATACGTTTTCTTCCTTCCTCGTCAATAGAGTCATTAATATTTAACATTACCATGAATCTTTCAAATCTGATATCTTTGGTGAATTTTAAATATCTAAAACCCTTCTCTCCAATTAAGAATTGAACCTCTTCATCTTCCTTTTGAGAATATAAAAACTTTGCCTTATTTACAGCGTATCTCATGTTCATAACTAAGAAGTCCATGAATCCATCTAATAAATAAGATACTCCTAATTGATTCTGAGCTATTGAACTTTGCTGTTGGCCGTATCCAATGTATCTAGTCTGCTGACCTAAACTGATAACAGATGTGCTGGTTACCCTTCCCATTCTTTCCTTTCTCTCACGATATAATTCTGCAAGGCGGCTAATGTTAGGATCAAGCGTTAAATCAACAACCTCTACTGTCTGCTTTCTATCTGTAACGTCACCAGCCTCGCCAGATGTTCCTGTAGAAACGTGGATACCCATATCAGAAAAGTCATCGTATAATTCTTTTACAGATGTACCTTCACCAAGTTTATCTCCATGAATAATATAAGTCTTGCCCTTAGCACGACCAATCATCTCACGAATCTTGAAGTCAAGCATATCCATTTCATCTTGCATCTTGTGTATTCTTGATACCTCAGAGATACTATCGCCTAAGAATGTATTTGGTCTAAATCTAAATATTGGAAACTCTGGTCTTCCAGGATCCTCTACCGACTCTACAAGATTATCAACATAACCCCAATCTATTAGGTACTTATTACCAAGTATAGTAGCGTAAGCGATATCATTAACAAAATAAGTAGAAGGTTCGTCAGGACTTTGTTTTTTTCTAATCGTCTCATTGCCAAAACGATTCTTGGCCTTAACTTTAGACACCTCTCGTCTAGTTCTCCAATAAACAGTGACAGCAGTAATAGTGTTACTAACATTGTTTCCAGAATGTGTCCACCAGTTGATATTTCTAGCGGTATTATATAATTTCATTTGTTCGTCATCACCAGCGATCGTATAAATCTCATCAATCTGTTGCTGACTAAGTTTTCCTTCAAACCTTCTTTGTGTAGCCTCATATGCATTTAATGGCTCTACTACTCCTCTAAATTCATCCATTGCACCAAAGTCATCATCAAAACGGTTATCCCATATTAATTGATATGGCTGAATAATATCCTCAATCAATCTACCGTTCTCTACCCTGTGCCACCACGCTGTTGTTCCAGCAATAACGGTATGCATAAAACTCTTTACTGCCTTCTGTGCCCAGTTGTTTGTATACCAAAAACCGTTAGCTAAGTCAGTAGCTGTTAACGCTCCCTGATCATAGAAATTAGTTTCCATCAATCTTTCGATATCCTCTGGAACCTCTAACTTCTCTGCACCCTGCATAGGTCTAAACGCTAATCCATCCTGCTCTTCTATCTGTTTTAAATATGGAGCAAGCAATAACATTGTCTCCAATTTAAGGTACATATCTGCATACTTATTCTGAGTCTCTCTAGATACAGACTTAGCAGTCCAGTTAGCCCTGCTTAATCGCTGCAACATTAATCCTCTAAAATAGTTTACGAACTCTGCAATATCTTGTCCCTTGTGCCACTGAGCCTGCATGTTAATATCCTTGACATTCTGTGTCAAATATGCAAAATCAAGGTTAGGTTGCTTACCTAGATAATACATCATCATTCGTAACATGTGCTGAACTGGGAAGTTCCTTTCATGCTCAGGAATAGATGTTATGTTTCTGTCTGTAGGCGAGGCATCGAATCGTAGTGATCCTATTGGTTGATTATAAAAGGTTAAGTAATAAGCCGCATTTCTAAAATACCACTGTGGAGTTTTATCAACTTCAGGAATATCCTGTCTTTGAGGGCGGTTACTACCATTGCGAAATATCGCATCGCCCAAATCTATTGTTATTGCCTTTTTTGCCATTTTACAAAAATACTAAATTTATACGGTTTTCCATTCCACAATTAGCTGTCCGCTATTATTTCTTGAGTAAACTCTTATCATTCTTTTTCTTTCTACCCTTTTCTTCTTAGGGCTTGCATCATAATCTGGAGGTAACGCCAAGAACAACATCAACCACGCATCCAGAACGTCAGTGTTTTCTTCTGCTCCCATTAGCATCTGATCCAATAACTCAAGAAGCATAATGCTAGATATGTGCTTCCTCAAGAAAGGATTTGCCTGTCGCATCTGATAATCCCTGATCTCATTATTGACATAATAAAATGGTCTGTTCTGAGTGTTTGTCCTGGCCCCACTTAAATTTTTTCTGTACATAATAAATTTTCCTAACCCTACTCTGTTAAGGTATGTACTAAAGTGATCTGCCGTTGCAGCGTTAGCTTCGGCCATAATACCCTTAAAGTTATCGTATTTATTATAATACTTAGCCATAGAGGCAAGGGTTATATAACTTTGCTCTACAGTCTTTGGCCTTTCTAAATACATGGCAACAGGCTTATAACTTTCACCAGCTGGATCAAATCCCTTTATAATAAGCCCTGCAACCTTTGATCCATCCTTGCTTCCAGACTCTGTACCTGTAGCAACACCATCGACTACCTCGTAATAAATTACATCAGGCTTAGGCTGTTCCATAACAACACAGTTACCTGCCTTATCTGGAGTAAAGCTAACAGCGTTACCATAGTCTAAGAATCTACCAGTAGTTCTTTCTGGAACAGTGTTGATCACAATCTTACGTTGCTCCTTGATTAATTCGCTTACATCATCTTCCCATCTAGATCCCTCTGATGACTCAAATATATCATCCAAATTCCTAGGATTGTTACGAATGAATGCTTTTAAGGAATCTTTGTCGGAAGCCTTGTTTAACTTCTCATATTCTTTTTCCCACCACTCCTCAGCTCTTTTCTGGTCAGGCCATCCGTTTGTTAGAAACATTTGCATCCAGAACGGAATAAACAAAATATCACAGTCCCAGATAGTAGAGTCGGATACCATGCTCCTAAACTTATTTAACTGTTCAGATGTCAATGCAGCCTCTACCGTTCCTCCCCACAATAAAAAACCATCTAACGACTTTGTTACAGGATTACGATAACACTCAATAGAAGAGTTCAAAAGCTCCTTTCTTCTAGGATGTAATGGGAACTCATCGTATGCACCAAAGATAGCTCCCTTACCTGATAGGTTTGTAGGGCTCTTAGGACTCTCAGATGTTTCACGAAGGTATACCTCAGACTCTGCATACTCTACAACCTCACCTCTCTTTACAGGAACCTGTACACGAAGGTAGCACATCTGCTTGGTATCGTTCTTGTTTACAACATCTGGCTTAATAGCCACAGGCATGTTCTCATAGGCAGGCAAAACCTTTTCCTTAAAGATAGTCTGAATACCATCCTGATCCTTTGACGTTACAATGCTTGTTGATCCTGGGTACACACGAGAGAAGTAATTACAAAGTATCCCCACCTGAGTAGAGAAACCTACCCCCCTGGGCTTTATAACGCCTCCCATTCTCTTTGCGTTTCTCTGCTTTTGAATAAATTCATGAATGAACAAGTCAACATACCTTACAGTAGGTCTGGCAATGATACCAGTAATACGATCCTTTACCCAACCCTGCGTAATCGCATAATAAAAAGTACCAGGCATATCGTTATATCCCTCAACCCACCTTTGCTTCTCCTGCTCCCAATATCGCTGCTCATCGAGCTTCGTCTTGAAAAGTGGTGGCGGCTCGTAAGTGTATATCGGTGACTTTTTCTTTTTATTGTTGATTATCGTCATAAAATTATTTTACCTTCTGATTTCTTTGCTCTTCTCTTCTTATCTGCATCTTCCTTCATCTCTGGTGACATCTTATCTCTAATGCTATCAAGACCAGCAATAAGATCTGGCATAGACGTAGACAACTTAAATGCCCTATCAAATGCTTTATCCTCTGCCTTTAAAAGATTGATCTTAGTCATGTTCTCCTTTAGCTCACTCTGCCATGTATCTATAAGATCGTATATAACCATATAAGATTCTTTGTATGGCGATTCATTAAGAATGAGGAAACCTTCTAATAATTTGGCAACAGCTGGGTTTGCCTTAGCAATTGTCTTGCACTGCTCTAAAACTTCTTTGTCTATCATGCCTTTGCTAATACCCTGTCACCCTGTAGAACAATAATATTCTTCTCCATCTGTTTTTGCTCATGATCTCTTATGATATCAATAACAGCAGATGAAATCTTTCCTCGGTTATTCTTCTTTGCGTATTCAAGGACATAATCATATAGATCTTCGTATCCATCCTTTCGCAAATCAATAGTAATTGGTTTTATGATCATTTTACTTTATTTTTGACAAATATAAATATATTTATTTAATTATGGGCGAAGAACTTCATTTAGATAATTTATCGCAACAAGAAAGAGCTGAGATCTATTTTTCGGCAGCTAGGCTCTCAAAAGGTAAAAACAAAAACGTGTCACCAGCAAATAGGCTAACAGACCAGGTTATCAGATGGCTTGAGTCTGTAGGCGGTGCTGGTAGAAGGGTAAACACACAAGGCCAGTTTGATTCTGCAAAAGGGATCTGGCGTAAGTCAGGAATGAAGAGAGGGTTTGAGGATGTTGATGGAATATACCCTTTTGTATTAAACGGAGTTAAGATCGGTGTTAAACTAGCAATAGAAATTAAGATTGGAAAGGATAGACTATCTGACGATCAAAAAGAAAGGATGGCAGAAGTGGAAAAGTGTGGAGGAATCTACATTGTAGCAAAGGACATAGAGCAAACAATTGCTGAGGTAGACCTAAAGATCAAAAAAATTGTTTCCGATTTGACAAAATAAAACCCCAATATTACGGTACTGGGGTTCGAGTCCACGCTTCGGAAAGCATTGTGATTTATAAAGAACGAGGGGCAAATATAAAAATGTTTTTAATTATAGCAAACTATTGTTAGTAATTAACCTTACCGACCTGATCTGTGCTAAGTTGATGATAGTTACCTCCTCGATATAAACACCCCATTTCTTAGCCTCGCTTCTAGCCTGCTTTGCAATCTCGTTGTCTAGTCCCTGGTTGATACATTCATCCCATGTCCTTTCCATTACATTTCTTTTTATCTTGCCCATGGTAATGTCAACAATAGCAGACTTTACATCCATTACCTCTATAATGTAAACCTTAGGATCAACTACCTTATGCTTAATAATAGCAGACACTACAACCTGTAAGTTATCCTTTGTAGTCACTGTCTGTGGCTGGGTATCTGTTGTCTCTGTTACCGTATCTACATAGTGAAGCTCATCGCCAAATGAAAATATGCATGGTAACTTAAAATGTAACCCAGGCCCTGTCTGCCTATGAAATTTACCGTTTCTTAATACAACGACATTCTGCATCTCTGGGACAACATACCAAAAAATAATATCATGCCAAAATTCTTTAATTGAGTTGAGTAACTGTATGATCGATTCCATACAGTAAATATGGCGAATTTCTGGCTATTTTACAAGCCCTTGATAATATCGTTAGCTATTGATTCTAAATTAATTAACCCCATCTTGTTGGTGTAAGTTTTGTCTACATTGAACAATTTATGGCTAACTTCGGTTGGGTGTGACAGATCCCTTCCATCATGCTTTTGAATCTTCTTTAGCTGATCATCTGCTTCGATTCTGTAAATAAAAACGCTAAAGTCATCGTCACTCTCTAGGTTAACCAAAGCCTCAAACTCATGCTTCATCCTCAAGTCTGGAATAATGTAATTTCTTCTGCTAATATCATTAATCTGTCTGATCGTAGCATCTGCCCATATATAAGGATCAATGCTCCTTACTGATTCAGAAAAGTCTCTTATAAACTGACCTAACATCATACCACCAGGTAAATGCTTCTGCTTTTGAGTTTGACTATAATCATAGCTTCCATCAGGCTGCCTGTCGGTCATCTCAATCCCTGTAATCATTTCAATGCATTGCTTTGATATGCCAGCAAACGGTATAATCATACAGTCATCTAGCTTTTGATATATTGTTCTAGCTACTGATGACTTACCAGACTTCATGTCTCCGCATAGTGCAATGATGTTCTTTTTCATTTATTCAAGAAATATTTTAGTTGTGCATGTCTTCTCTAAGTATCTTCCATTTATTAAAAAGAAAGTTTGTGTTGGTCTTTCGTAGGCTCCCTTTACGCTAATAGCATACGGACTAAATCCAATCAGTGAACTGTTAACTACAAAGTTTCCTCCATCGTGAAACTGATGAAAGTGTCCTAGGCAGTCTAGCTGTACATTTCTGTTCTTGTTCCACTGAGATATAGCCTTGTTAATAGGAATAGTTAAGCCACCTATGCCCCCACCGTATCTAACGTGATGGCCATGGTGAAACCTAATTGTATATCCTGGGAATACCTCTACATAGCTATGATATGAGTCGCCTACAAGGAACAATACTCTTTTGTTTCCTGCCCACAATGTAGCTAAGTTTTTATACATTAACCACTCTAGTGAGTTATCGTTCTCGTTAGCTATCCTCTGCTTCTTAGTATGTCTAGCATGATTACCACTGTGGCATGGTATTACTAGATCAAGATTCGTGTTGTCTAACAAGAACTTTATACCTGAGTTGATTCTAGACTGTACTGTCCATAACGCTGCACCAACACCTAACTGCGATGACTCTACGTTATCGTCATGTATGTTACCAGTTATAAAGTCACCAAGCAAAGCTAACACCAAAGTATTGATATTGCTATCCTTTTGTTCTTTTTTTATTAACTTAACAATGTTATTAAAAAAGCTGTTAATTCTATTGTCCGCAATTTTTAAGTCGAATGAGTTAAGATGGTTTACAGTCTCTGGCCTAACCTCCTCTTCGTAATGCCAGTCGCTGGCTAATACTACAGCTATAGACTTATCTATTTGATTACCCTTAATAGGTATCTTCCAATCTTGTAGTGGCTTAAAAAATTCTTTTGTAAATCCAGAGATCCTCTTTAAGTTATCATACTCATCCAATAAGGATTCATATTTCTTCTTTAAATTTTTTTCTTCTAACTTCTCCGTTTTCTTTTGTAAATCTTTTTCCCAAGAGATAGGCTCTGATTCTGTCTCTGGAATTGGGTTGTCTTTGATTTTATTTCTAATCTCATAACATCTTTCCATTCTCTTACGAATACCATCGCTAGTTATAGGTCTAATCTTTCCAAAATTATTTACAAATAGATAGCCCTTCTTTTTTAAGAAGTCTAAAATCTTACCCCTAATAACATTAGGAAGTTCGTTTTGATGTTTTGTTATTGACTGTTCGATTATTGACTTTAAATCTTCAGTGCTGATAACATTATCTTTTTTCCTCATAAAGTTTTTACCAGCAAAAGATGTACCACTACTTTACTGAGTGGTCGCTATTTCTAGCAAAAGATCTGTTTGCGGATTTTTTTATTGCTCTTAAATTTGATTTTTTATTTGTTCCGCCTTTAGATATAGGAGTCTTATGGTCAACGTCTTTGCCATCTCCTTTTTTTACAACACCTTTCTTCTCTAGTTCTTTTCGAGCAGCGTTTCTCTTAGCACGATTTTTCTTCTGCTCTTCGCTGCTGTGATATTGCTCGTACTCTTTTTTGTAAGGTCTAGCCTTATTAACGTATGGCATTACTTTTTCTTTTTTCTATTTAAAGGAATAGTAACCGTAGCATTAAATTCCTTACCACTAAATTTTTGGCCTTCTTCTTTCCCCTTAAAACCAGACACTCCAACAGAAAAATTTTTAGAAAGTGGTAGCGATACTCCTGCATTTAATGAATAACCTCTCTTGTTTGCAGATGCTCCTACATCAAACTTAGGAGAACTTGGATTTTTATTTTCTGATGTGGAACCTAATCTTAAATTAGGCTTTTTGTTGTCTACTGGTGGATTCTTTGCCATAGTTTATTAGTTTGAAGTGTGACCGTTATAATACCATCTTTTTAATACAATATAATCGCAAGTGTCAAGACCTCCTGATGGCGGCATGTCTCTCTTGTATAAAACTCGCTTGTAAAACTCACCAGATACAACGTCTGCATTTAATGAGTCATACAAAAAATAATCCTGGTGACAACCCATACACTTCTCACGAATGATAGGCTTCACATCAGCTGTGTAAGAAATGTTTTCAATCTCCTTACCACAAACATTTGTGTCTTCAGTGTTATGAACGCAACTTGTTAGTAATATCACTGCCGTTAGTAAGAATAATTTATTCATTATTTTTTATTTGCTTTGCGTTGTTCAGATAAGGCAATAGCTATAGCCTGCTTCTTAGACTTCACAACTGGCCCCTTCTTGGAGCCAGTGTGTAGTTTTCCAGACTTAAACTCTTTCATTACCTTCTCTACTTTGTTCTTAGTAGCCATGGTAATTATTTTTTAGCAGTTACTTTTGCAGGTTTTTTTAAAGTTACAGTTCCTTTAGGAGTTTTTGTTGACTCGTTTGAACGGTAAGTAGATGTTGTAACCTTCTTGAATCCTCCTTTTGGAACATTCAATGTGTTAGAGATACTGTCTACTTGTGCAGTTGTTTTTCCAGCAAATGTTTTGTTAGGAACAGTAATTGTTCTTCCTGATGAATCTTTACCTTGGTAGTAAGTAGTTAACTCAGTTCTTCCGCCTTTTGTAACAACTGTTGCATTGTTAGAACCTAAACTTTTCATTGTATTTACTCCAGCGTTTTTAGCAAATGTTTTAGTCTTTGCATTGTCTTTTGGAGTTGTTGTTGTGCTATTACCTCCACCTGTCTTAGGTGTTGATTTTTTAGTAACAGTCTTTACCATTTTTTTTGGTGTTGTTGCCATTTTATTTTTTATTTTTTAGATTATTTTTTCTTTGCAGTTTTCTTTGTCATGGTCTTCTTAGCCATTGCTTTTTTCATAGCAGCTTTCTTACCATACTCCTTAGACATTTCTTTCATGCCTTCGCCTTTTTCGTGCATCATCATAGCTTTCTTGCTAGAGTACATCTCGCCAGTCTTGGCTTCTTTCATCATTTTTTTCATTTGATTTTTGCTTTTAATTTAAATTTACCAACAAGACCTTTGTTAGCAGCTGAGGTCTTTACAGCTGTAGCCTTAATTACATCTTTTGATGTCTTTGTTAGGGCCTTAGGATTTGTATTCTTTGCAGATTTCATGCCACTAATATATGGGT